CGTGGCCGTGGCCTTCGGCTACGTCTTGTTTCTGATCCTGACCGTGATCATCGTGGTGGCGGCGCTGGTGTCTGCCTGGCGGACGTGGCGGCGCCGTTAGTGGTCCTGGTTCTCCTGCTCCTGCGCCGCCTGCGCCTCTGCGGCCTGGCGTGCCGCCTGCATCTGGAAGCTGAACACGGCTTCGGCAGCCTTGAGGGCCTGGAAATCAGACAGGCAGTTGGCCAGGGCGGGCAGCACGTCCTTGGCCGTGGCCAGGCGGTGGCTGACGAAGCGCTCGTCCTGGCTGAGCACCACCCGGCTCGATCCGTCCAGGTCGAGGACCACCAGGAACAGGGTGAGGATCTCCTGGGGGGGCGGCTCAGACCCGTTGACGGTCAATCCACTTCTCCTGGCAGTCGCTTGTAGAGGCCCGCGGCGTGCCGCTTGGCTGTCTCGACCGCCGAGTTCACCGGGCAGAAGTCGCAGAGGTAGACGTTGCGGCCCTTCCAGTCATGGGGCGTGAGACGCTTGCGATCGGTCTGGTAGTCGATGCAGTCCGTCCCGGCAGGACGGCGGTGCAAATTGAAGCACCGCATGGCGTCCTCCTTGAAGGTGGACATCTCCTGGTACACCCAGGGGTCGAAGCCGGTCCAGCGTTCGCGCAGGCCCTTGAGGATGTCGTCGCGGTGTCCCTGCCAGAAGGTGTGGGTGCCGCCGACTCGGGGGCGGGTCATGGTCACCGTGCCCGAGGCGTCCACCAGCTTCTTCTCGTTGCAGCGGCAGATGTCCTCCGAGGCCACGAGCAGGGCGGCGGCGTCGGTCCGCATGTCCCCGTGCTTCTGGACGTGGCGGCGCACCAGGTTGTCGAGAAGTGGATCGGCTGCCTCTAGTTCCTTGGGGCCGTCGTAGAGGGGCAGTTCTTCGATCGTCTTGCACTCACGGCAGACCAGCAGGCGGGGCACTACCTGGTGGGCTTCTTGGGCGGCGGGGTTTCCTTGTCGCCCCGCGTCGCCTTGAGCCGCTTGTTGCCATAGGTGTTCATGATGCCCTGGGCGCCGCTGCTGTAGTCCCCGGCCTTCTGCTTCTTGCGGAGGTCGCGCTTGGCGCGCTCGTTGCCTGCCATTACCTACAGAACCTCCCGTCTGGGGTCCGCTTCTCGGGCGCCTCGCACACGCCGTAGCCGTTGTCGTGGTTGTTCAGGGCCAGCTTGTCTTCCTTCTGCAGGCGCCGGTCCGGATCGGGATACAGGGAGCGGTCGCGGATGATGCGCTTGTAGGTGCCGTCGATGGTGCCTTCCAGGAGTTCGGCATTCATCGAGCGATCGCGGTAGGTAGCCATTACCAGTCCTCCATTGTGGGCGGTGGTCCCCAGCCTCCTGGTCCGGTGCTGGGGCGTGGGTCTGCAGGTTCCTTGGCCACTCGGCCATCACCCCAGGATCCGACGATGTGATCAGCCGGTTCATCGTTGAAGTCCTTGGCAGCCTGGCGCGAATGGACGATGTGCGCTGCCGCGGCCCCAGCCGCCACCCCCGCTGTCTCGACACCCGCAGCCAGGAGCTTCAGCATGGGATTCTTCCGTTTGGCGACGTTGGCCATGGAACCGATGCCCTCCGACAGCGTAGTGCGGCCCTGGAGGTGGTATCTCGGGTTGCTGACGTGTCCCTTTCGGACTCGCTGCACATAGCCATAGTCAGGTGGCATGTCGTCTCCTACCAGACATCCTCAACGCCCACGTTACGCGCCGCCCCCTGCCAGCCTGCGACACCGCCAGAGAGATCCCAGCGCCGGTTGGGGTAGCTACGGTCCACGTCGAGCACCTGCTCGATGTCGGCTTGGCGTTCCTGGTAGGGGGCGTACCCGTACCTGGGGGGCCAGGGGTCGAGGTAGATGGGTGGCCGCACCTCTGCCACGATCTCGTCGCCGGGGATCATGGCGGTCCGGAGGGCAGCCGTGACCAGCAGTTCCTGCGAGGAATAATTGGGGCCGAGTTCGGCGTAGATGTCCCCGCTATTTTGCAGGCGTACCGGGCGCGGGCCGTCGATCACGTCACTAGCTTATGGGCGCACCCGTGGAGTCGAAGAACAGCGAGGCCACCGACGGGAAATTAGCCTGGGTGAGCGACAGCAGATCCTCGTCAGTGACCTTGCTCTGATCGATCTTGCCGTTACCGAGGTCCACCTTTGCTCCCATGCCAGGACCGTTCGCGGCCTGACTGAGGAAGGAGGCGAACAGTTCTGGCTCCAGTTTCAAGCACGCCCTGGCACAGGCAGCCATGTCGGCGCGCCCGTCGTCCTTGAAAGTCTCGGATTGCTCGATCACACAAGCCCGGTTCCGCATCTGGAACTCCGAGTCGTTTTCCAGCAGGGCAGAAGCCATATACGACATGGTTGGTTCTCCTTTACATGACGCCCATCAGGGCACAGACGAAGAACGTCTCTGTAGTGACGTTGCGGACCAGACCACTCGCCACCGATGTCTGCGCCCCCACGTTGAAGGTGTCACCGGCATTGGCATTGATAATCGCCACACATTCAGCGGTAATCGCTGACGCCCCGGCCAGACCATTGGTAGCGTTACAGTTGGCGTTCCTGGCACCACTCCAGTAGATGTTGCAGGTGACGCTGGTCGCGGTGTTCAGGTTCATGGATATGGTGGCCCTGACGATGTACACCCCTGGCGCTGGACAGGTGTAGTAGCCGGTGGTCGGGTTGTAGGCCGTGCCCTGGGTTCGGTTGTCGTAGATGAAGGGGTTGACTTCCTGGTTGGCCGTGGCGGGCATGGTGTAGGCGGCATTACGGGTTGCCCGACTCATGTAGGTGCGGTTCGCTGTGGCCCAGCTTGCGTCGTAGTCGGTGTTGGAGTTCTTGGTCAGCACCTGAGCGGTGGTGCCACCAGGCGGAATGCCTGCGACGGGGATCTCGTCGGGCGAGGGCAGGTAGGTGGGGTAGGAAGGATCACCGCCCTGAAAGAGACACCACACGATGCTGCCCACCGCGGGTGCGCTGGCATTGATCAGAGGCGGCGCCCAGATCCTGACCGGGCTGCTGCCGAAGATCTGTGGGATCCACATCTGGATACGGCCCGTATTGGTGGGGTCGTTGTTGGCGTAGACCTTGGCCGGGTAGACACCGGGATAGGTGGTAGGAGCCGGAGCGCTAACCGATGGCGACATTGAACTGGTTGGCCGCTCGCCAGTGGTTGTTGATCAGTACCGTGGGTGGGTTGTTGGTGGCGGCGTAGACGAAGGGGTTGCTGGGCGTGTAGGCCGTGGCGGTGGTCTGTATGGGGCGCGCCCCGCTGTCACCGAGGGAGTCGCGACCAAGGCAGACATCCATGGAGTAGCCGTCTGCAGTGAACTTGTGGGTGACCTCCTGGCACCACCACACGCCGTCCTGGTTGGAGTCGATGCCCGAGATGACCAGGGGCGTGCCCTGCTTCACCGAGGTCAGCCCGCTCAGGGTGGCGGTGGCCTGGTAGGCGAAGCGGTTGCACTCGGTCATGCCAGAGAGGACGGCCTGGGCGTGGCCCTGGTCGGACACCACCTGGTCCGAGATTTGCTGACTGAAGAAGGGGTAGACCGAGTTGGCGCCGAGGGTGTTGAGATTGCTGGTGTCATCGACGGCGTTGATCATGGTGCCGGTTCGCAAGTTGATGCCGCTGATCATGCGAAGGGCCTTGGTGTGTCCGGCCAGGGGCAGCGCTTCACCTTGCAGAACCTTGAAGCGTGAGATGCTCTGCTCCGCGTAGTTGGGCGCCACGTTGCGGCTCTTGAACACCGGCATGCTCGCCCAGTACTGATTCATGGCGGTGTCGATGGAGACATAGCGCAGCAGGCTCTTGTTGCAGGCCAGGCTGTAGCCCGTCTTGCTGGCCAATTGCTTGAGCCATACCCAGGCCGAAGCCCCCGGGCTGGACAACTGGGGCCACACGTAGTCGTTAGTCTCGATCACGGTGGCCAGGAAGTACTGCTGGGCCACCTGCTGCACCAGGTAGGAGGTGGGCACGTTGGTCCAGGAGCCGACGATGGGATCCTTGAGGGCATAGCTCACCCCGAGGCAGACCACGTCCTCGTACGTGCTGGCATCAGGGTAGGCCCGGTCGTAGTGAGTTTCGATGTGGTCGATGTAGCCGTAGAAGGTGTCCATGTCGAGGGTGGCCCAGCCGTACGGCATCTGCACCGGGGTGCCGGGTTGTAGCTCCGGCGTGTTCAGTGATTCGGACCGCAGGGTGATGACGGCAGTGTCATGCATGCCCTCGCCCATCATCACCTTGACCTGGTTGACCGTCTTCTGGGTCTTGACGCCAGCGGGATCAAAGACGGGGTAGGCACCAGACTTGACGTAGGTCATGAGGATGGGATCCTGATGATGGATCCGGCCACCAGCATGTCGGGATAGAACACCTCCGGATTTGCGTTGGCGATTTTCCACCAGTAGTCCGGCACGCCGTACACCCGGTTGGCGATGAGGTCGAGGCGATCCCCCTCCATCACTGTGTAGTAGGTGAAGGAAGCCGGTGGGTTGGGGGGCGGGCCGAACACGGTGGCGGTGTTGCCCTGGGTGGCGGTGGGGACCGACACCACCGGCTGGGTCATGTAGCGGGAGCCGGTCAGGATCATATCCAGGCGCCTCCCTTCTTCGTGGTCGTTACCACACCGAGCTTGGAGTTGAAGGAGTGTGCATTCTGGGTGTACGGGAAGGTGATCGTTCCGTTCTGGCCCATCTGGGTGACCAGCGGGTTGACGATGTCAGCACTAGAGAGCATGGGCAGGTAGCGGCGCATGATGCCCACGGTGGCCTTGGCCTCGACCGGAATCATGTTGGCGTCGAACATGGTGTACTCGTAGTCGAGGGAGGCCATGTTCCCTTGGAACTGATAGGAGTACTGGCCGCCGAAGACCACCTGCACGTTGAGCGCTTGGGGTGCCCGGTCACCTTCTCCGTAGGCACCGAGGCCCATCTGTCCGTTGTAGGTGGCGCCCTTGCCGCCGTAGTCAACCTTGGCGTCGTACATCCCCATCAGGCGCTCCAGGGCGCGGATATCCCATCGCACACCGATGTCCGAGGGGCCGGGTCCACCGTTCTTGCCTTTTACCCCGCCCTGCCAGACCTCGTATTGACGGTTGAAGACCAAGTCGAAGGTGATGCTCTGCTGCTGGATCCACAGTGGGGCCTGGGATTGCTGGGCCTGGTTGGTCTGAGTCGGGGCAGCGACATCGGCGTTGATGGCGCAACTAACGTCAATACTCTCGGGGTTCATCATGAAATAGCAGGCGAACTGCCCGCCCTTCCGCAGTGTCCCTCCGGTATTGGAGTCGTTGGGCGCCATGAGTTCGACAATGCCCCCGCGCACAATCTGCAGGCTCTGCTGTACGTAGCCCCGCAGGCTGCGGGTGTCGAACTTGAAGCCGCCCACACCCATGAAGGCAGCACAGAAGGGCAGGTTGGTTCTTGGGTCGGGAAGATCCTGGGTGGCAGAGAAGTTGGGGTCGTTGTTTTGATTAGTGGCTCCACCACCAATGGACTTCGGCCCGCTTGATCCCGAACCCTGCGACGAGCTTCCGCCACCGCCTGCCGCACCTCCGGTGCTGCCCCCTCCCTTGGCGCGCTTGACTCCTCTAAACGGTTCCCGGGCGTCACCCTGGAGGTCGACCGGCACGATCCGGACCACCTGGCCCGTGTAGGGGGCCTCGATGCTGTTGCCACCGCCCGCGTACATCCGGACGTGGGCGTTTTCTCCACTGTTCCCAGGCTGGAAATAGAGAAGCAAGTCTCCGACTTCCAGCTTGTCAACCGTCAGTTGCCCGTACGGGATCAGGACTCCCGGGGGGTTGGCCGTGCCCGTCGTCCCCAGGGCGAAGGCGTCATAGACGGTGTCCAGGTTGATCTGGTTGTTCCACTGGGCGTTGGTGTCGCGGCCCACATCGATGCCGGGGCCGTGCAGGTAGGAGTACTGCATCAAGCCAGAGCAGTCGAAGGTGTCCGGTCCAGTGGACCCGTACACGTAGGCGCAGCCGAGTTTGCTGTGAGCTACGGCATACGCCTGGTCCCCCGGCTTTACCTGCGGGGCTGGCTGAGCGTTGGCGGGGGCGGCACTATTTCCAGGGGTGTACGCAGAACCAGGTGCGTCGGGGGGGTTGAGGACAGGCATCAGCTATTCCTCACGGCGTCGAGGAGTTGCGGCTTGGAGATGGCCTGGACGAATTTCTGGGCCATCTGCTCCATGTCTTGCTGGCTGCTGGTGGCAGGTACCTGGAGCACAATCGATCCCTGGCGGAAGTCGAGATGCACCAGGACGCCACCACCGCCGCCCATCTGCCCACCCCGGTTGTAGGGAGAGGTGGAGTAGTTGTCCTGGGCCGGGACCACAGCCTCACCCGCATGCAGCAAGGCCAACTGGGTGCGGTCGATGCGTTGGGAGCCGCGGGCGTAGCCGACATAGGAGCCGCCACTGGCCACCTGCTTCACCCCGGGCACGTTGTCGATGGCTTTGTACCTCGACTGGATGTAGCGGATCCCGGCCGCGATGTTCGACACCGGGTCGAGGATGTTGGAGTTGTAACCAGGCAGGGCGTTGGACTGGAACGTGCTGTCGATTTCCTGCATGAGGCCCTTGGAAGGATGACCGGCGGCGGCGTTGGAATCCCAGTTGTTGACGGCGTTGGGATTGCCGCCAGACTCGTGCTGGATGATGAGGTTGAGGCCATTGGTCCAGTCGCTGCCCGAGACACCGGTTAACTGCATGCCCTTGGCGATCCACTGGGCCAGAGTTCCAGACGGTGCCCCGCCCTTGCTGCCCGCCCCTCCACTGGAGGCTCCGGAGGTGCCGGATGAGCCACTGGCGCCGGTCCCGCCCGATCCCGAGGCGGCATTGGAGGAGGCGCCGCTCTGCCCGCCCTGGAACGAGAACATGCCGGAGTAGTCGGCAGCCATGACGGTGCTGTCGCCGTAGTTCCACTTGTAGGGCGTCTTCACGGTCTGCGAAGCGGTGCCACCGCCACCAGTCCCGCCGCCACCCCCACCGCCGCCAGTCCCACCGCCTCCGAAGAGGCTGGCGATGCTTCCCAGGATTCCGCCGCCACCTTTCTTGCCACCAAACGCGGCGAGGATCGATTGAGGATCACCCTTTATTTCTGGCGCACCACCTACGGGCTTGCCGCCCTGCTGCGTGGCCTTGCCAGGTCCACCTCCACCACCCAGGGCTGCCACCAATGATCCCGTTGGTGCGGGACTGAGCAGAGCATTCAGAGCGGTGTTGGGGATGTCGGTGACCTTGCCCAACAGCATGCCCATAGGACTCTCGGGGTCGAGTGCTCCTCCGGCGTGACCGGTCTGCGTCTTGGCATCCTTGGTGCCAAGCATGTGTTCCACTTGCGCCTTGGTCAGGACGTACTCCCCGCCGTGGACGACGGCCAGACTGGGGCCGGTACCGGGAACCGGACCGCCCTCCTGGAAAATGCCGCTCAGTCCTGGGATCTTGCCCAGCAAGGATTTACCCAGGCCCATGCCAGGAATGAGGCTGCCCAGACCACCACCGAGCAGGCCGTGACCACTAAGCGCACCGCCGACGCCGGGGATCTTGCCCAGTATCGATTGACCAAGACCGAAGCCTGGGATGATCTTGCCGAGCATCCCGGTGATGCCGCCACTGGAGGCATTGTCGGCCAAGGTCAGGAGTTTGGTGGCGGCTTCGTTCAGTGTCTTAGAGGCGTCAGCCAGACCTGGCTCAAGCCGAGACTGGAGGCGAGATTTCTCGCTAGTCCACTGCTCCTGGGCATACGCCGGGGTGTCGAGGCCCGCCGCCTTGACACCTTTCTTGGTGCTGAGGTCGGGCATGCCCTTCTTGCCCTGGTTGACCCGGGTGATGCCGTACTGCATGAATGCCTGGTAGGCGTCACTGCCAGGCTGGATCCCGATAGAGGCCAGGTTGACCTCGCCGTTGCCACCCGGTGCCATGACGGCGTAGAAGGTGGCCGCATCAGGGGTGCGCCCCAGGAACATGCGGTTGAAGATCTGGCCGAACTGTGTCTCTGGATCCTGCATCTGCCCGCCCGGGCGCAGGTTCAGGCCCACTTGCTGGGCAGCATTGAGTACACCAGGTGTCGCCATCTGTCCCTGCACGGCGATCCGCTGTTGGTAGCTGGAACCCGGCATGAGAGCCGCCAGTTGATTGGCGCCTTTCTGGATGGTGCTCCAGTTCTGGGAGCCTGGTTGGACTCCCATGGTCATGGCTGCGTAGTAGTTGCCCTGGGCGAAGTCACCGGCACTCGACACCATCTGGCCCTTGGGGACGACGTAGAGCGATTTCGCAGCCGCCGACATGAAGCCCTGGCCGGTGAGCATCTGGCCGATGGTGGCGCCCTGCACTCCCGTCTGCCCCAAGCTGCTCGCTCCGGCGATAAACCCGGCAGCGGTGCTGGCCGCAGCGGCGGGAATGGACTCGGCGGCGCGACCGGCCATACCACCCCAACCACCAGGACCACCAGGGCCACCGGGAGGAGGTCCACCAGGAGGACCACCGCCGCCACCACCAGGAGGCCCACCAGGACCACCGCCGCCCCAGCCGCCATTGGGAGGAGTGGGGCCACCGCCACCACCCCAGCCGCCCCCACCGCCAGGCGGATAGAACGGAGGTGTGGCCGTGACCATCGAGGCACCGATGGCAGCACGGGCGGCAGCAGCGGTGCCGATGGGCGGATCGTTGAAACTGCTGGGGCCACCCGAGGCGGTGGATTGGGGCATGCCCGACATCGGGTTGCCCTGCATCTGCATAGGGCCGGGGTTGGGGCGGGGCGTCCAGTTCTGGGCGCTCATCATGTTGGTGCCGCCGCCGGAGACGGGCGGTGCAGGCTGCCCCATTCCTCCGGCGTAACTACCGCCGCCCCCCATCGCCTGCCTGGTCTGCTGCACCTGCTGCTGCAGACCGGACAGCTTGCTGACGAGTTGCTCTATGGCCTGGGAGATGCCGGAGATGCTCGTGGAGGCTTGGGTACCGAAGGTACCGAAGGTGCCCTGGACGCCGGTCAGGGCATCGCTGATCTTCTTGATCGTGTCCGCGAACTTCTGCGGACCGCTGCTGTCGAACAACCCGACCCCGTAGCCGTCAGCCATCTACTTGTCCCGGTGCAGTACGACCCTCACCCAGTGCTGTCGTTCTGGGTAGGGCATGGCCTTGATCTCGGACAGGTTCCAGCCCGGGAATCTCTCTGAGATCCTCTGGTACTGGAGGTAGAGGAGGTCGTTGGGAGTGAGCTTGCTAACGAAATAAGTCCACAAGGCTGACGGTGTAGTCGGCCTCCTGACCGCATTTCATACATGTCACCATCACCTCCTCCATACGTGGACCTGGCTGTGCGTCACTCATCTTCTGGGCGATCTTGCGCCGGTCCGCCATGCTCATCTTCTGGGCCACGTTGCCTGCGATGGGGTTGCCATCCAGGCGACGAATGCAACGGTCGATGGCGAGGGTGACTTCCTCCGGACCGGTGCGGTTGCCCTCGCCAACCATCTCCAGTTGCACGGCACCGGTCAGCAGCGCCACGTTGGCCAGGTGGCCGTTGCGTAGCTCGATCTCGATCTCCTGGACCATAGGGTTGTCCAGCTTCTGGATGGGGATCGAGTCCAACTCCACGATGGTGCCGAAGGTCTGCCCACACATGCGACAGGGGAAGTCAGGTACCTCCCAGTCACGTCCGAAGGTGAGGATGCGGACAGCCAGCATCAGGGCGGCGCGGTCCCCGGTGAGCATGTCACCCAGCACCCAGGACGGCACCGGCTCGATGTCGCCAACAGCGAGCACGGTGCGCTTGAGCAACAGGTCGACCACCTTGGCCACATTCACGGTCGGGTTGCGTAGCTCCCGAGCCATGGCCTCCTCGTCGGAGCCGTTGATCTCGCGGATGCGAGCCTCTGTGTGCAGCACTCCGTCCTTGTCCAGGTAGCCACCGGGCAGGACGGCGATGTTCGGCTCCAGGTCCGGCATGAGAGGGATGGTGGGCTTGGTCAGATCCCGCGACAGGTCGTTGACCTGCTCCGGTGAGGAGCGGGCATCGATCACATCGGGATCAAAGACGGTGGGTCCGGCGTAGGAACCGGGCAGAGGTGAGGTCATACCGTCGCAGAGCTACTCAAGAACTTGCCGATGTCCTGAGAGGCACAAAGCACACCGAAGCCTTCATGTGCAAGCGTGAGCGTCTCTATAAACACCGCGTTGCCCCCCGCTTCCAGGTCACTGAAGCTGTAGTTCATGGGCCAAGCGTTGTAGACAAAGAAGCGGGCCTTGATGGGTGGTGGGTTGTCAACGCCCGCGGCGTAGCCGGTGCTGGTGATGGGGTGCTCCAGCACGTCGATCGTGACGCTGACTCGGAAGTCAGTGGTCGGACCGCCGAAGCCCTTGCCCACCGACACCGAGAAGATCTGGCTGAACCACTTGTACACCTCATTGGTGCCGACTCCGGTCGCTACCGCGTTCCCATTTGCCACAGGTGCGGCCATGAATCCCCGAGTAAATGTCAGTGGACCAAAGTCAGATTGGCCGGGCATTTTGCGAGTAGTTGTGTTGTTACCACCCTCCCTATATGGGATTACCTCGTTGTTTACTGACAGGCCGGATACGGCCATGAAACCCATGCGAGCCATGGTGGGAATCTGGGGATGGTTGATGTTGACCTGGAAACGGAAGTTCCGCAGCGGGTCAGAGTTCAGCGGTCTGTTGTTGGCCATGGTGCCTCCTTATGACGTGCTGACGGACACGGTCTGCCCGCCCGCCCACTGACCGATCTTGATGACGACAAACTCGGCGGGGTACTCCAGCGAGACACCGACCTCGACGTTGACGATGCCGTTCTGAATGGACTGCGGCGTGTTGTTGGTGGAGTCACAGGTCACGTAGTACGCCTGGGAAGCACTGGTCCCCGACAACCCGCCGCTCTGCCAGAAGGCGCCCAAGAACTGGCTGATCACCGACGTGATCAAGTTCCACAGCACCCAGTCGTTCGGCTCAAAGACGGCGAACTTAGTCATAGCCGCCAACTGAGTGGAGAGATAGATCAGCGTGCGGGTGACGGGTACATAGCGGGTGACCAGGTACTGTGACAAGGTCCGTGCCCCCCATACCACCACCCCAGACCCGGGCACCGAGATCAGACAGTTGACCATGGACTGGTTGAGGTTGCCCATGTCGACGTTGGTGAGTACGCCCGTAGCCTCGACGCCATAGACGCCGAGCAGGGAGGTGCCCAGTCCGGCGGGCGCCTTGGCCACACCTCGATTCAGATCGGTAGCGATGTAGGTGCCGACGACGTACCCGCCCGGTGCCACCGTACGGGTGACGCCTGCGTTGGGCGAGTACGGATCGGAGATGATCACCTGCGGGTAGTACACCGCCGCCTTCTCCGACCGGCCCAGGTTGATAGCCCAGGCAGCCATAGCGGTGGGGGTGTAAGCAGGCGGGCAATCCAGCACCACGAAGCAGTCACCACGAGTCTGGGCCAGGCCCACGATGGGACCGGTCACGGTCGGATCCCACTGACCGCACAGGTTGATCACGAAGGGCTGGTCGGGGAACTGGTTCAGGAGGGCGAAGGCGTTCTGAAAGTCCGTAGGCTGTGGTGTCGGGGCATTCGCGGGCGGGGCGGCAGGAGTACTGCCGTCGAGTCCACCACTCAGTTGAAGGCCATTGACCGTGGCCGGGTTGTTGGCTGGTGCTGCGGTGGTCGAGTGCTGGTCCACCAGAGTGATGTAGTTCGATCCGGTATAGGGGCTGTTGACGACGTTGAGGGCGTAGTTGTTGATGCCCGCGTTCATAGAGGTGGCCACCATGGATACATCCGGCCACACCTCAACGATGTTGGCGGGACCAGGTGTCCCCGGGGGGCCTCCGGCGACAGCAGGTGGACAATAATGCACCACGATGTTGAAGCTCAGCACCTGCGACCCCGCCGGGGCGGTGGGGTTCAGGAGCGTACCGGGTGTGATGTCAACGAAGACGTTGTTACCCCACTGGCCCGGGTTGTCGGCAACGACTTGCAGCGTGGCCTTGGGAGTGCCGGTGGCCGAGTCGTTCAGCATCTTGGTGGCGGCAACGGGCGGGGATGCCGCCGTGGTCATGCGGATGATGACCGCCGAGGTGCCACCCGCAGAGAAGTAGGAGTACACGGCCAGATGCAACTGACTCGGGGCGTAGGCAGTCTCAAATCCGCCATAGTTGCTCACGAATGCCTTCCAACTGGACACAACTGTTGGCGTCAGTGGCCCGCGAGGGCACATACCGATGAAGCACGCTGACGCCGTACCTGGCGTGGCACTGACATAGGTGGGAAAAGCGGACTGATCCACATATACGCCAGGCCGAGTGAGGACAGCCATTTTCTAACCTCCTGCTGTGGTTGACGAGTACTGCCCGGTGATGGTTTCGTTGTCCAGGAACTCGCCTGGAGAGATGGTGTCTATGGCACGCTCGCCCCACAGCAAGTCTCCGGTGTCCTTCTCGATGATGCTCAGGACCACCCGCTCGACGCGGGTACCGGAGATGGCGATGGGGGACTCGATGTCGGTGGGGATGCGGATGCGGTAGATCTGGCGGAAGAGCCGCTTGTCGGACTCCATACCGTTGGTGCGGGTGGTGCCCAGTACCTCCAGGCGGCGCACCGTCCCTCCCGGGCAGTTCACGATGGCGAAGCGAGGGTGCAGTCGGCCCAGGGCCAGGGTGCCGCTCATCTGGGAGATGTGCTGGTTGATACGGGCGCTGGCCGTGACCGTGTAGTCGAAGTCCATGGGGAGGGGGTACTCCATGGAGGGCGGCGGGTCATCCATGGGGATGTTCTGCAAGTAGCGGTACCAGACCTGGACCCAACCCCGGTGCTCGCGCTCATGCGCCACCCGCTCCCCGGTGAAGTTGATCACGATGTTGGGGTAGGTGATGCGCCGAGTTTCCCTCTCTGGGTTGTGAAACCACACCGGCACCGGGCGGGGCGCTTCCTCTGGGGCGTTGAGGTCGGTGACGGTGACGCCCTGGAGCAGGTTCTTCAGCCCCATGTCCTCTTCGGTGTAGAGGCCGAGGAAGGGCGGGTTGGGGTCAGTGTCGAAGGTGGGGTTGGGATTGGTGGGGTAGGTGGCGTTGCTCACCAGCGCCGCCCCATTTGCCACCAGGACGGCTGGGCGTACTCCATCAGGCTGTTATGGAACTGCTGCTCGACCTCGCCGGACTGCTGAGCCAGGTCCATGGCCACATCGCTGACCTGATAGTTGCTGTGCATCTCCTGCGCCCGAGACATGAGGGGATGGTCCTCCGGCAGGCCGACATGGACGTTGGCCTTGTCGCCCCATACCTGGAAGGCGCGGCCCACATCCTGGTAGCTGGCCAGGCTGGAGTCGCCACGCACCAGGTTCCGCATGTCGGCTCGTAGAGATCCGGCTGCCTTCGTCGCCGCCGCCCTGACCTGCCGCTCGTTGAGCTTGCCGTATTGCTTTGCGGTTCTTTCCAACCTGCTGAGGTCAGATTTATTGACGCAGCTAAATACGGAGGACATTTCTCCTCAGATCTGGGCGATTTTTCTGGCGATTACAGCTTGACCGGTGTTAGCGGACCGGATAGTTGCAAGCGTAGGCCGGGGTGTCGCGTCCCCCTTTGTCACCCGAACATAGCCTTGGCTTGTGTCAATGACTGGTCCAGTCTCGGGCCTCCCGAACCCCTACGACATCACCGCGGGGCAACCTGGGCAGTACCCCGACACCGATCAGGGGCTGCCGTACCCACCCGTCGATCCTTCCTCGACGCAGCGCATCGCCCAGATGGCGCGTCTGCGCCTACGGGATCTACCCCGGCCCTTCATCTGTCGCCAGGTGTGCTCCGGTGTGGCCTGGCGGTTTGAGCTTCCCGTGGAAAATGTGAGCGCCGCCAATCTCCAGGTGGCGCTCACCGACACCACACCGGGGGGTACTACCAGCCCGGTACTGGGCACCGACTTCGTCCTCGATGAGCACGGCGGGGTGCTGGTCTTCACCGAGGCGCCGAAGCAGGGCCTGCTCATGATGGCGCAGGGCACGTACTACCGGGATTTCCTACCCCCCGAGCTTGACCTCTACATCCGCGCCGCCTACCTGCAGCACACCTACGGGACCGATCCGCCCGAGCAGATCGACGGCGGCTACCCCCCGGTCATGCCACCCCAACTCGGGACAACGGGGCAGCCCATCACCTACGGCACCCCGGCGCCCATGACGCTCAACGAGGTGGAGGAGTATCCCGTCTCGATCCTGGTGGCGGTCATGGCGCTTTGGGATATCGCCACGGGCGTTGCCCAGCAACATGATGTGCATACCCCTGACGGCGTGACGATCCCCTTCGGCCAGATTTTCCAGCAACTCATGGCCATGATCAACGCCCTCCAGGCGCAGTACCAGGCGCTGTCGAGCGCCCTGGGCGTGGGCCTCTACCGGATCACCCAGAGCCGACTGCGGCGGGTGTCGCGGACGACGAAGCGGCTCGTCCCGATCTACCGGTCGAAAGAGTATGACGATCTGACTTGGCCCCAGAGATCGCTCCCAGAGGTCGATGCCGTGGAACCGATCTACACCTACCAGGGGGCCTGGGATGGAGGGACGGCGAACTGCCCCGCCCGGTCCTATGCCACCAATGACCTGGTCGACTACAAAAACCGGCGCTACGTATGCCTCCAGCCCAACACGAATATTGAGCCGGATCGCGACGTGGACCCATGTACGGGGTCGGGCTACTACTGGGCCTGGAGCACCATCAACACCGGATGGGTGGGTTGGTGGTGACGCGCTGGCATTTCCGTTGGCGCTGTGAGGTAGCCGTCGCCATGCGCCGCCGTCGCTGCAGGAGGCTCTGATGCCGATTTACACGCCAGGCTGGGAGCAGAAGAACCAGATGATCCGCATGAACGAGGTCATGCGGAACTACCAGCGCTACTGGGGCGAGAACGTGCTGTGGTCGGAGTACGACGCTATGGCCTCCACCAAGAACAACGTCTACGACGAGGGGCCGAACCGCAACTGGTACGACCCGGTGGTCCTGCCCGTGTTCTTTCTCAGTTTTCGCCAGGACGATCCCATCGACTCCGATCAGGGCTTCTATGTCCTCTCCACCGCCCAGGTCACCTTCCAGGTCACCGAGGCCATGGACCGGTTCCGGATAAACCCGCTGTACACGGCCTCACACTTCCGTGACCGATTTTCCTACGACAACATCGTGTATCGCGTCACCCGTTATGAGAAGCAAGGCTTCGTGCATGGCACCTACCTGACCATCTCGGCGCTGGGCGAGCAGGTCAAGGGTGAGGAAGTCGTCAACGACGCCCAGCAACAGGACTTCTTCGTTCAGACCCTGGTGTGGTGATATGGCTCGACTTCCAGTAACCGGCGGCGACGGCGAGGCGTGGGGGGACATCCTCAACCAGTATTTGCTCGTCGCTCACAATGCCGATGGCACCCAGGTAAACCCGGTCATCCTGAACCAGACCGTCACGGCCTCCGGCACCGTCACCGCTCCCTCCTGGGCCACCAAGGCTGAGGTCATCGTTGTCTCGGGGGGCTGTGGTGGAGGCGGTGCTGGAAGCGCTCTCACTTCTGGTGGCGTAACCGCTCAAGTAGGTGGGACAGGTGGCCTCTCAGGCAACTGCACGATCGCCATGTTCGGTCCTTTCACCGGGGGCCAGACCTTCACCGCGACCGTGGGAGCAGGGGGAACCGGTGGAGCGGGCGGCACAGCCAACGGCGGCGCCGGACAGGCGGGAAACCAGGGTGGTGACACCCGATTCCAGCAGGGATCGGGCTTCCTGGTAGATGCCGGTCTTGGAAGCTACGCCGCCGGTCACCCAGCAGGCATTCCTAGCTCTGGCAATAGCACCACCGCACCAACGGTGTACGCCATTTGGTCACCATCCAGTGGTTGGACTCTCACCTGGGGTCCACCAATATGGGCTGGTGGATCCGGTGGCTACCCCGGTGGTCCCGCCATGTTGTATGTAGGTGGCGGCGGCGGTAGTGGTGCAGTTGCTACTGCCACACTTGGTGGAGGTGGTGGAAACGCTGGGTCGCTGGGAGGTGGCGGCGGTAGCAATAGCGGCGGCGGACATGCTGGGGCTGGCACTGGTCCTACCAGCAGTGGCTTAGCTGGACAGAACGGCACCGACCCCGGTTCCGGTGGAGGTGGTGGGGGCGGGGGCGCCCCGGGAGGGACGGGTGGCGCAGGTGGGAATGGTGGTCCAGGAATTATCTACATCAGGTGGTTTGCACAATGAGCCTCAATCACTGGGCAGTAATCGAGAGCGACACCATCACCAACGTGGTCATCTGCGAGGACGCCACCTACGGCAACGATCAAGGTTGGATGGAGTTGGAGGGCAAGGATCCCATGCCCTGGATGGGGTGGACCCTGGTCGATGGCGTCTGGACTCCACCGCCCCCACCTGAAGAACCACCAACGGCGTAGATATGCCTCTCACCCTCTACGACTTCTACCTCGACGCCTGGGCCGACTGGCAGCGCACCATCCGCCTGCGCGATCCCAATACCAACGAGCTTGTGCCGCTCTCGGCCGCGCTCATGGAGATCCGCAACACCAACGGCGTGCTGGCCATGCGCCTCGACCAGGTCAGCAGCCGCTGCGTGATCGGGCCGGACGGCGCCTCGATCCTGCTGCACATCCCTGCCGAGGACAGCTATACCACCTTCCACTACGGCAGCTACCCGGGCGCCGTACAGGCCGTAGGCATCTGGGGCATCGGGCGGGCCTACATGTACGACCTCTTCGCCACCTATACCAGCACGGGCGCACAGGTCCGGATACTGCGCGGTTGGTTCCATGTAGACCCGAATATCTCCATGCCCGCCGGGGCGGGGCCGGTTACACCGGGAGCGCCATCGCCCTACGCGGCTAACACCTCGTAAGGAGCCTGATGTCCACCATCTCGACCCCCACCGAAGACATCATCGAGATCCTGGAGTCAGGTATGCCGGGGCCTGCCGGTCCCGCAGGGCCGCAGGGGCCAGGCGGGGTGCAGGGTCCGGTCGGCCTGCCAGGCCCAGTCGGTCCCAGTGGTCCCCAGGGGCCTCCAGGCGGCTTTGTTATCGCCCGGGTGGTACCAGACACCTCGTACCTACCTGCCGTGCCTGCCAACGCCGACATGGGAAAGGTGTGGCTGGTCGGGACCACCACCTATATCGTCCACTTCTACGACCCAGTGACCGGCTGGATGACGCTGAACATCGCGGCCGGTCCCCAAGGACCACCAGGCGCCAACGGCGCCATGGGCGGGCAGGGTATCCAGGGAGCCACCGGGCCAATCGGACCGCAAGGACCGGTCGGGGCTACCGGGGCCACGGGCGGCATGGAGCAACTGATCCCGCCGTCATGGATAGACGCCACTCCACTGGTAGTGGCACCTTGGAAAGTGATCCCAGGTTCCAGCGCCGCCTACATGATTGACGGCTGGGGCCGGTGCCAACTGACCGGAGAGATCTACTACCCAGGCGGCAATCCTCCTGACGGGTCGATCTTCTTCTCCTTGCCCGAGGGCACGAACCCACCCCAGAACGCGGTGCTGCCCGTGGTCGAGGACGTGATCCCGCCGCGCATGTACCGCGTCGATGTTTGCTACGACGGCAATATCCGCCTGCGCTGGCCAACGCAGAACTCCACCGGACAACTCTTCCTCGACAACATCTCCTGGATGACACAGCAACAGGGCATCCTGGAGCCACCGCCTCAGCCCCAGCCACCGCCTAACCCGGTCATCTACGGCTTCACACTGGGCAACCCCACCCCGGCAGGCTCGCCGTACACCATCACCCACAACATCGGCACCACCGATGTCATCGTCCAGGTCTACGACCTCGTGACCTACCACATAGTCGAGGTGGGGGTGATCATCGTGAACCAGAACAGCATCCAGATAACCGTCGATGCCCCGGTGCCGCATGCCTTGCGAATCGTAATCAGTGGAGCGCCATAATGCCGATCGAGCGGTACATCAACACCGAGTACGCCGGAACCAACACCACTGTCCTTCCCTTCGGAACCGAAGTAGTAGGTGATACCAACTTCCGCTTCTCCCTGACTTCGGAGGGTGACCTGACCTGGGGAACGGGCACCGCACCAGGTGACACCACTCTGAGCCGCCTGGCAGGAGGCGGACTAACAATCGGGCCGTCGCTCACTGTGGCAGGCCCCACCACCCTCAACGGGAATGCAAGCATCTCCGGTTCGCTTACCGCGGGGAACACCACAGTCGGCGGGACACTGTCGGCTAGTGGAGCAACATCTCTGGCCAACACCACGATCACCGGAGCGCTTTCAGTCAGCGGAGCCGTCTCGGTTGGATCGGTCACCCCACCACTCACCATCACGGCTGCCGCTGCCGCCACCACTACCTGGCAAACCAAAGTCACCGGAGACACCCAGCAGCGATTCATCATGACCGCTGGCGGCAACCTGTCCTGGGGACCGGGCGGATCCACTGCCCCCAACGCCCAGATCTATACCGACGCTAGCGGGCTGCTGTACTACCGAGGACCGACTGGGAACATCGGGGGACTGGACATCCAGCGGGGCTATGCAGTTCTGCGCGGCCAGGCAGCCACCTACGCCACTCTTCAGTTCACCGCTCTCGACAGCACCACCATGGCGGGCTACATCGCCAACGACGGTGGCGTCTTCTACCTGCAGGGCAACGCCGCCAACTCCCAGCGATTCATGGTGGCATCCAACAATACGGGTGGATCATTAGTCGAACATCACGCTCCGGCCTCTGTTCCTTTCACCATCCAGGCTGCGCCCAGCCAGAGCGCCGACACCTTCGACATCAAGAACAGCGCCGGGACCAAGCTCAGTTGGTTCGACAGCACTGGTCAGTACAACCAGCCCGCCGATACTGCTCTCACCGTGGGTCATCTCCAGCTTGGCGACAGCACCACCTACGGCTGGGGGTCCATCAGCACTACCGACAACCGGCGCCTCGTCATCAGCAACGTCAACGCCGTCCAGATCTACAACCCCGTTTCCATCTTCAACGCTACGGCTGGCAGCAATGCTCTTCTGGTTCAGGGGGCGGCGAGCCAGACGGGTGATCTGCTCCAGATACAGAACAACAGCAGCAACATCTTGGCAGGCTTCGGCAGCAACGGGCGGCTTTATCTGAACAACACCGTCGCCAGCACCGTCCCCTTCACCATCAACCTGGCTGCCAGTCAATCCGGCGATGCCTTCCAGGTGTACAACAGCACCCCCAGCAAAATGACCTGGATCGACAGTGCCGGTGCAATTTGGGGTGGTGCCCTGAACATCAAGTCAAACGGCATCCTGTCGCTGTGGCCTTACAACAACCAGGCCATCCAGATCATGTACCTCAACAACTGGGTGGACACCCAAGCTGGCCTCAGTTTCTACCTGGCCGACAAGATCCAGTTCTTCGGAAACCTGGGTGTGCCTATTGGTCGCGTCGGCTGGTCCACCGCTGGCTTTGCCATCTTCGCCGGAACCTACAGCCTGGCCAACGAGCCGGTCCCGGTGGGCGTTCTCGATGTGATCGGCGGTCCCTCCTACAACAAGATCATGCTCCGAATCGTGGGCAGCAGCGCCCAGACGACAGATCTGACCCAGTGGCAGAACTCCTCCAACACCGTCCTGGGCGGCATTAACGCCACTGGACAGCAGTATCTGGGCGCAGTCGGCTCCTTCGGCGGGGGCGTCGGCCCCATGATATTCCTGGGTAATGACGGTACCGATCCCGGTGGCGCGGTGTCAGGTGGCAGCGTTCTCTTCAGCAACGGCACTACCGCCCTGACCGTCAAGGCTCCTGCGGACTCTCGCTTCTGGATGAAGCGGGGAGCCACCGGAGACTCGGCGGTATGGCTGGGAGGCGACGGGAACAACGGCGACAGCATCATCAACCTGTTCCGTGGCGGTGGTCAGAACGAAGACATGCGACTCGCTGCGGCGGCGGGCGGATCCACCGGCCAGAACAACGTCTATCTGATCGACCGCATCAGCGGGTCTGTCGCCACCGGACGGGATCTGCTGTATCGCTACGCCTCTGACGGCGGCACTACCTATACCAACCAGTTGCGTCTGCAGGGAGCAAACGCGGGTGGCACAATCATCGCCTACCAGCCTGCCAGCGCTGACATCGTCCAATATCAGAACTCGGCTGGCTCTGCCAACCTGGCGGGAATAACCAATCTTGGTGGCAGGTATGGGCCGACACTGGTACTGACGAACCTGGTCGCGGCTACGGTCCCGCTCACCATCAACCTCGCCGCCAGCCAAAGCGGTCACGCCTTTGACATCAAGGACAGCGGCGGGAACAGCCGACTCTACCTGGACAGCAACTGGGTGCTAGGAGGTGGCGACCCTACCTACGGTGCCTTGATCCTGAATGGCTATGGAGGTGGCGGTGTCTACATGCAGACCTCTGGAACCATGACCGGCAGGGTCTACAACGGAACCGGCTGGAGTGACAGCGTCACAGGCGCTCATTTGGAACTCGGCGCAGCGGGAGGGTACGCACAAGTCGAGGCTGTATTTGGGGCCGCACTGGCCCGGTTTGGCATCGCCTCAGCCGGAACCACGATCTATGACGGTGGCAGCTATAGCTCGATCACACCGCCGACAGCGCTTGTGGACGTGGTACTCAACACGGCCTCCAAGGTAGGGCTGAATATCACGGGGGCAGCCAGCCCGAGCGCCGATCTCTTCAGGATCCGCAACAACGCTGGTCAGATCATGTACGGCGTCAATAGTGCCGGGACGTTCTACGCATCCGCTCAGCCGATGAACATACAGGCGGGCACCGACATCCAGATGTGGAGTCGGAGCAATCAGGTCATGTACTTCAACGGTTCCATCGCAACGTGGTCCGATTCTGTCACTGGATCACGGCTTGATTTGGGTGCCGGTTCTGGACTGGTGCTTGACGCACAATCCGGTGGCTCCATCCCGCGGCTGGGGATCATAACCAACGGGATGATCATCACCAGCGGTGTGGCTCCCACCACGATAACCCCACCGGCTGCGTTACTCGATGTAGTCAGTGGCGGCAACGTGGTAACCCTGAGGGCCAAGATGACCGCCGGTCAGACTGTCGACGCCTTCGACATCGTGAACAGCGCCGGGACTGCCATCACAAAGGTTGGTTCTGCGGGCACGCTCTCCATTCCCAGTGTGGCAGCGCAATCTGCTCCCATGTTGACCTTGGGTGATCCGGCTGGACTAGGCAACGGTGGGATCAACTTCTACAGCTACAACGGTGTACTGACCCAGATGTACCCTGGCCAAAATCTGGCCGGTGCCAACGCTAGTGGCTACTTCACGCTTCAGACCGCAGCAGGCCAAGCATTCGTCATCAACTCCCCTCTAACATATCTGAGTTCAGGGAATCTCCAGATCAACCCCGCGGCCTCCGGACCCGCCATCTATGTCAACGGCAACAATGCGGTCCAGTTCAATGCCGCGGGACAGGGGCAAGCCTTCAACTGGAGCAATGGACAACTACTGCTGACAGCCGCATCGGCCACCACTGTTCCCTTCGCTATCAAGGCCGCGACCAGCCAGACCGCTGATCTCCAGCAGTGGTACAACAGCGGTAACCAAAACGTAGTGCGAGTCACAGCCGCTGGGGATATCGGCTATGTCATCGCCAACTATTTGAGCTTCGTGGATAACAACGCTGCCAACTTGATGCGGTTACAGACCTGGCCCGCCGGGGCCTGGACCGATAATCAGACTGCGACGCTTGTGTCGCTGGGTACCGCCGCCAGTGGGTATGCCTGGATAAACGGTACAGGTGGCACCAATCTCACCCGCCTGGGCCTGAACGTCGGTGTAGTGCATATCACCACCGCGCAATACCCATCGGCTGCTCCTCCGACAGCCGGGTACCGGCTTCAGGTGGACGGCAACATTCTTGCCCAGAGTGAAACCATAATTCCTCCGGCTGCCACCACCATACCCCTCACCCTCCAGGGCGCAGCCAGCCAGAGCGCTGACCTCTTCGACATCAAGAACAGCGCAGCCGCAGTTCTGGCTGGGTTTGATTCCACGGGCCGTCCCTTCGTGGGAGCTACACCGTCTTGGGGTGGCGGCACCGGCCCCATGATGTTCGTGGGCAACGACACCGCGGACCCAAGCACCAACCCTACGAGTGGGACGATCCTCTTCTCGTCAGCAGGAGTACTCAAGGCCCGCACCCCAGATGGCACGGTGACACAGATCGCACCCGCAGCGCTGCGACTGTCAACGGTCAAGGTCACGGCCACCGGGGCGAACTCAGTTACGGTGCCCTCCTGGGCCACCGTGGCCGATGTAATCCTGGTAGGTGGTGGTGGGGGCGGCGGGGGCGGTGGTGCAGCCGCTCTGACCGGTGGCGTGACCACACAGACAGGTGGTGCCGGTGGTGGTGCGGGCGGCGATCTGCATGTGGTTGTCACCGTTGTCCCCAACGACACCTTGACCGTCACCATTGGGGCGGGAGGCACGGCTGGCACGGGTGGTGCGGCTAGTTCCGGTTCAACCGGTAACGCGGGCAATCTTGGCGGGGGCGGCGGCAACTCCTCCATCACCGGCAGCGGCGTCAACTATTCCGTTTCGGGGGCTGGGCCAGGACGGGCCGGTGGCGCCAACACCACCACCGCCAGCAACGCTGGCGTGAAGGGGACAAACGCCAATGGAGCCAACGCCACCATCCTGTACGGACAAGGCACCGGCTCCATATCCGGTGCCGTGCCGATCGCGGGAGGCCCTGGCCCCTACTCCGCAGGCGGGGGTGCCGGTGGTGTCATCGCCAACGCCACCAACGGCGGTGTCGGCGGCGCCCCTGGCACGTTCGTGGGCCAGACCCAGGTCGGCCAGGCTCAGACTGGAACGGCCACCGGAGGAAACTCAGTTGATGCTGCTCCTAACACCGGAGCCGGGGGTGGAGGCGGTGGCGGCGGGGCACCAGGAGGTGCTGGCGGTAATGGTGGGGCCGGAGGTTCCGGCTTCGCAGTTATCACCTTCAGATCGATATGAGCAAAGGAGAACAATGGCAATTGAATATCAAGTCCTGACCGAGGAGCAGCAGCAGCAAGCCCAGATCGCCAGACTGGGTCAACTGGAGGCTGAGCATTACTCGGTAGGACTACGCCTGACCGAAGTAGATGCCACCATCAGCGAACTGGAGGCCATCACGGATCCTAATGACGCCCAGACCGCGGCCCTGGAGGCGTATAAGTCCGAGCAGCAGCAGCTATTAGTATCGCAAAAGGAACTGGAGAGCGCGATCCTGACCAACCAGAGCCAGACCGCACCGTAGCCGGAAAGGAAGATGTAAGTGGCTGATACACGAATGCGGGTGGTGGGCTGGAACGTCCAGCCCGTCCTCATGGCCGATGACGGCGACAACCTGACCCAGGTACCCGTTCAGGCCACCATGATCCCCAACGCCCAGTGGAAGGACTTCAAAGAGGGCGGCGACGAGCAGGCCCTGGAACAACTACGTCAAGAGATCGAAGGAGAGATCGCCAAATGAGCACCACCGAACCCCCTGCCCCTGAACCCGAACCCCAGAGGGGCATCGAGACTGAGAAGTCCGCTGAGGTGACCACCGAGGAAGGCACCCAGATCACCCACGCCGAGCAGACCGGAGTCGAGTTCCCATCCGATGAGACGGAGGCGGCGCCTCCCGAAGACGCATGACAGACATAGATCAACCAGAAGGCCCGATCAGCAACGCCCCCCACATGAACCCTGATGATGTGCGGGGGCCAAACGGCGAGGAACTGGAGTGGCCCGAGCCACAGGACGATCCTGAGGACTGGGTCGAGCAGGGGGAATCGGACTACAACGACGGCACGCCTGGCGCGCTGGCAGAGGGGGAGGAAGGCAAGAAGTCAGGAAAAAGATTGAGCCTGGAGGGCTAAATGGCACTGCAACGAGTCGGGATCCCCAGCCCGAACCAGTCCAGCCGAGGCGGGACAGGTGTGAGGCTCATAGTGCTGCATACCAGTGAAGGTGCAACGACGTACCAGTCACTCGGAAACTTTTTTGCCAGTTCCAGTTCAGGTGTGTCGAGTCATGTCGGCATTGATAACGCCAGCAATGGCGTTATTGGCGAGTACGTGGGCCGGTCCAATAAGGCTTGGACAAGCTGCAATGCCAATCCCGTGGCCGTGCAGGCAGAACTCTGTACACCCTCTGGGGCGGCTATGGGCTGGAGCGCGGCCCAATGGCAGCAGCAATCCATCATGCTCGCCAACACCGCCGCCTGGATCGCGGAGGAGTCGGCGGCTTTCGGCATTCCCATCGTCAAGCTCACGGCGGCACAAGCTCAGGGCGGATCTGCCGGTGTGTGCCAGCACACCGATCTCGGCTCCTGGGGCTGTGGTCACTCCGATTGTGGCCCCAACTTCCCCATCGACCAGGTGATCTCGATGGCGAAAGGCGGCTCGACCCCCGCCCCTACTCCTCCTCCGACCCCCTCGCCCACGCCGCCACCGGCAGGAAAGGCGCCGCCCTTTCCCTATCCATCCAACCACTACCTGGGGCAGCCATCACCCGACCCATGTTGCCATTCCGGCTACTACGGCGGCGTGGATAACCAAAACGTGGCTACCTGGCAACGGCAGATGATTGCCAGGGGCTGGAACCTGGGGTCAAGCGGAGCCGATGGCAAGTTCGGTTCGCAAAGCTCCAGTGTCGCCAGGCAGTTCCAGCAAGAGAAGGGCCTCTCTGTGGATGGCCTGGTGGGTCCACAGACGTGGTCGACTAGCTGGACCGCACCAGTCACATAGCCATGCTCGCCAGCGTCTGGGATTCCGGCTTCGCCATCAGCACCTACATCCTGGTGTTCCTCATCTGGGGCTTCGGGATCTTCTGCGCGCTGATCTGCCTACGGAAGCGCCACCTCCTGTGGTTCATCCTGGGGTTCTTCTTCGTGTTCTGTTGGTACATCGGGGCCATCTTGCCTGACCGGCGCGAGGTGGTGGTCGTGGAGGAGCGCCGCTAGATGTGGCGAATGGTGACGGCGCTCTCATTGCAGCAGCCTGTACGGGAGTCGCCGCCATCATCACGGCCTGGGCTGCCATAATCCGAGCCAAGAAGACCGCTGCCAAGGACTGCAGGGAGGAACTGGCCGTCGCCAGACAGGAGGCTGAGGACGCTCAGGCCAAGCTCCATCACATACGCATGACACACCCAGAAGTAATGGAAGAGGACGACTCAGAGAAGGGGGACATTTCCCCGAACGCCTTGCTGTTTCTCGCCATCGTCTTCGTCACAGCATCGATCTTGTTCGCTCTCCTGGCGGGGCACCAACGATCAGCGAACGGACAGACTGGTGGCATCGGTCCCCCAGGTCCAGCGGGACCAGCGGGACCAAAGGGCGAGAAGGGCGACACGGGCGCTCGTGGGCCGATAGGGCAGACGATCGCGCATGTGGTCAATCCAGTAGCGACGGCAGGACAGAGAGGGTCGACAGGTGCAACAGGAGCCACCGGAGCCACCGGAGGATCAGGAACTGCGGGAGCGACGGGAGGCGTGGGAGCAACGGGAAAGACGGGACCGACCGGCTCGACGGGAGCGACCGGTGCCACGGGCAGCACCGGAGCGACGGGTAGCGCGGGTGCAACTGGCAAAGCTGGAGGCACCGGACCTGCTGGCCCTGTTGGGCCTACCGGCAGGACAGGAGCGACTGGACCCACCGGATCTCGTGGTGCTCAGGGTGTACAGGGGCCGGTAGGACCGCCTGGGCCACCAGGCGGCTTCTCCTGTCCTGGAGGCTCGTCGCTTCAGAAACTCACCATCAACGGCAAGGGTGGACAGCAAACCATTTGGGCTTGCGTGATCGGCTAAACGGTATCGCCTATGAGTCGGGTGGTGAATACGTCATCGAGGTAGGCGGTGGCACCGAGCAGGAGCGGGTCGAGGTTCGCCACCGCCTCAAGCGAGTCAGCCAACTCGGGCGGAATGCGGGTCAGCTTCACCGTCATGCTGGACGTAGCGGACATGCTGACATGGTCGGTATGAGTGATCCGGCTACCTATCAACAGGGTGGTCGAGGCCCTGAGCGTGATCGAAGCAGTGTTCGTGGGGGCGGCACTCAGTACCACGGAGGCGACCGGCCTGCCCAGAGATCCGCCGTAGCTCATGTTGACACCGGGGTCAGACAGTACTTGATGCGGCACTTCAAGGGCTGGGCAGTGGTCAGGTTCGCCGCGGGCGTGAGCACCACCGGGTAGACCACCTGGGAGCTTCCGGCGCCAGGCGTGAGTGTCACCAGCGCCGTGAAGCGCGTGGTCCCGGCCTGCACGTCCTTGCTCTCTCCGGCACCACCCGTGAACAAGCCGGACACTGAGTTGGGAGTCGTGAAGAGGGCGTTCCCACTCAGCGACCAGGAATCTGTTGCCGAGGAGCCGCTGCCCGAGACATCAATGATGTAGAGCGTTTGCGAGACATTTGGCTGCTGGTTGACGATGAGATAGCCCGCCGTGTACCCCGCGGTGGTGATAGGCGTTCCAGCCGGGATGACAAAAGGCTCCTCATGCATGCCCTGCTCATCGAGGACGTAGAGGGTCGCGCCTGGCTCGACCTGATCGTTGAACCAGTGATTGAGGACGGAGTTGAGGCCCGACGAGATCATCGCCTTGGTCGCCCCGGTCCAGGCGTGGATGCGGGGCAGGCTCATGCCACAACCCGTCATGCTGAGCAGGATGATCGGCGTGGTCTGATCACCACGCTGCTTGGCGTAGGTGTTGATGGCCACACCGGGGCAGCCAGAGAAGTGGGCGTGGAAGTTCCCGGTCAGGTTGAACGTGCCCACACTGTTGGCAATGCCGACGTACGAGCTATTGGTGCCACCGTACATGCGAGTGTTGAGAGACGTGATATTGAAGGGGCCACTGCCCGGGATGGCATACCAGTTGGTGATCTTGGCGTCGAAGACGGCGCCGCCGCCTCCGTTATAGGGTTCGGAGACGGGGCAGTCGATGACACCAGACGGTCCCCAGTCATCGGTCCAGACCTGGTTGATCAGCAGACCGATATTGCCATTGCTGTTTGCACCGGCAGCGCTCAGCGTCCACCACACCGCCGTGCAGCTATCCACGAGTAGGGTGTCGATCTCAGGCAGGCCACTGCTGGCGCCCTTGATGCAGGTGCGGTCCGGCGCTCTGGGCAGATCGAGGTTGCCGGAGTACACATAGCCAGGATCGCCCTTGAAGTTGTGGAAGACGCATTCGCTGGCCTCTGCATAGACCGCCCAACGGAGCGAGCCAACCCACCATCTCTCTGCCTTGACACTGGTGCCAGTGCCCTTGTACCCGATCCATGAATTGCAATCCACGATGTCGGTGACTTCCTGATTGACCTGGCTACCGAGGACGCTGCACGCGAAGGGAATGTACGAAGGGCTGCCGTTAGTGGCATCGACGTTGTTGCCTTGCAGCGATCCGTTAGTCTGGTAGGGCCAGAAGAACTGGAGCTTTCGGGCTGCCGTACCCATGCCGTGCAGCCACAGCATGGAACCGTTGTTTCCAGGGGTATTGAACGACGTGAAGACGAGCGTCGTACAATACGGGTTGGGCAGCGGGTTGGCGTTCTGGGAAACTGACTGCGTGATCGTCAGGGGGTAATGCTCACCTTGGACGCTGCCACCATGGTTGACGGTGCCGCTATCCGGTATTTGGAGCGGATAACCGATGGGGTAAAAGCCATCCGGCAAGACCACGTTCCTGATCGCAAGCGCGGCAGCACCGATGGCGGCGGTGTCATCATGAGTGACCAGAGCATTGGTCAACTGGGGGCCGATATTGTTCGCCACAGTGACGGTGGTGGGCGTCACCGCGTTGACCTTTGAGAACAAGCTGGCATTGATGTTGGCGGCGGGAGGAGTGACAGGAACCTGTGGCAGGCGACCAGGGCCTCCCCCGGCGTAGCTCCCGGTACCGTTCAGGAAGGGCTGGCCATTGTCCACATAGGTGACCATGGTGGGCGGGTTCTGCGAGGCGTTGGGAACAATGGCCCCGTAGTCCTGCCATACCCGGTCCGCGATGGGCACCTGCTGCATGAACTGGAGCGGCCCTGCACCGGTCTGCCGGTAGATGTTGTAGTACCGGTAGCCCATGGGGATGCCGTAGAAGAAGTCCCAGTAGACGTTGATGCCATAGACCGTGGCCCCGGTGGTAACCGTGGGAGCCGGGTTGACCAGGGGTGGGCTTTCGTTGCCGTAGTAGTCCACTCCCGTGATGGTGTACCCATAGGTGGTGCTAGGAGCCAGGTTGGACCCCAGGTAGGGCGGCAGCAAGTTGGAGGCGACCAGGCCGCAGGAGAAATGCGTGGGCGAGTGGAGCCAGTAGGTGCCGATCAATTGCATCGAGCCGCCTATGCGCCCATAGATCGCATACCCGTAGACCACTGAAGCGGTCATGGCTACCACCGGAGTGAACTGGATCCGGTTGTAGTTGCTGGCACTCAGCGTGGCGTTTCCCTGGAAGGTGGTTATGGGACTCGCCGCTGAGCATCCGTCATAGGTGGCGCTCTGGATACAGGCCACCTGATAGCTGTAGGTCACCGTGCCGCCATTAGTGCCGGTGGATGCGATGACCGGCGCGGCAGGCACCTGCATCCCAACGGCGGTGCCGCCGTAGAGCCGGATGCCGTGGCCCACCTGGAAATCGTGGGCGCCCAAGGTAACCACCGTCTGGTTCGCGCCGCTCGTTGATCCGCTGTAGTAGTTCAGCGAAGCACTGATGCCGTACTGCTGAAGGATGTTTGGCTTCACCGATGCCAACGCCTGAGAGGTCAGCACCGGTATGGCGACCCAGTTGGACGCGTGCGCGGTGGGCGGGCCACCTTCGGCTCCCCTGAGTACGGTCCAGGTGGTGCCGGAGATGTTGATCACCAACATGATCTCCGGTGGCGCATTGGTGTCGTTGACATCAACAATCCGGAACACGGTGGGTGGGCTGGCCGTGTTGGAGGCGGGCGGCGCCCCGGTAGAGGACGCCACCGTCCACGTCTCCTGCGTGAGGGCGGCAGGAGCGGTTGTCCCACCGGAGGTGACCGTCCAGCGGTAGTACTCGGAGAACAGGTCAAGCGGCATTGGGGCGCCCTAACTCAGTTGTTTCGTGAACGACCCCGTACTGATCGAGAAAGTGTCTCCGGCATTGATGGTCTTGGGCGAGGACAGGTTGCCAAACCAGCGCCGTACCGGAGTAGGCGTTGCCGAGTCGTACTCGTCTATTCCGGTGATGGTGCAGGCGGGAAGGTTCACAAACGTCACCGCCACGTTGGAGGAGATCGAGCCACCGGCAGGGGCAGCGAAGGTGATGGTCTGACGTACGTAGCCGCCGCCGACAACCTCCGTGCCAGCCGCGGTGGCGGTACCGGTCGCAGTAACCAGGGCCACCTGGATCGGTGGGACAGGCGCCACATAGGGAGCCTGGCCCGAGCTTGCCGCCAGGATGTTGTTGGCTTCAGTGGTGACGAGATTGGCCATTACACCTTCTTCAGGGTCTGCTGACAGACCGGGCATCCGGCTTCAGCGCAGCAGGTAATGTGCGCGCTCTCCGACTGCTCCTGGCCCATCTGGATGATGTAGTGGACATGGTGCGGCTCAGTGTCAGTCTCACCACAGATGGCACAGGTGCGAGCTACCGGGTCAGGGTCAGTGGTAGACAACGCCCCGGGACTCCAGCCATTGATAGAGGTGCTTCGGCACCCGGTAGCGACGGCCCCGCAGGAAGGTGTACTCGTTGCCCACGCCGTAGGTCATCTGCTCGATGTCGGTGTTGACGCGGATGACCTTCCACTCTTCCTCGACGGTCATCGGCTCCTCGCCCAGGTCCACTACCTCCATGGAGTTCGTCGGCGTGGGCCGAGCCTGCTGCTGCGTTTCGGTGGGGCGCAGATCCTTCATGGGGTCATACGCTTGTGCCGAAGTGGAGGGATCAAGGATCGGATCCTCATCCACCACCATGGGCTGAGACAGATCTTCGATCCTGGCCGTTCCTTCCGCGGACATTTCCACCATTGCCCCGGTGGCCGGATCGAAGATCCCCTCTTCCTCCGTCACGATGTCGACCTGGTTGACGAGTCCGATCTCCTGCTGACGATCGGCAAGCTCCTGAGCCTTTTCCTCAGCCAGTCGCTGCCGCTGTGCTCCGGTGAAATCGCCTCGTTGCGGTCCTCTGGGCATCCCTCAGTTGGTCCAGGCGATGACGACGCTTTGATCGGTTATCAGCCCAAATCCCCATATAGCATACCAGCACAACGCGTGCTCTCGTCCGAAGTCCAATACACCACCATCACGTAGCTCGACAGGCAATGCAATGGCATGACCGAAGGCATTGTCGCCCAGGTACATGGCGCCATGGACGACACCGGCATTGGTGACCGCGCCCATGCCACTGGGTCCGGTATTGGGGGCGTACTGACGGACCTGCGTCGTCTCGATATAGACCACATCGTTGAGGCGACCGATTTCCCCGATCATGAAGTTCCCGGCCGCGGCATATTTGGTGACCTCGATGAACTCGGGGTTGTCACGCAGGCGGCGGGACTGATGCGGGTCCAGGAAGCAGACGTACGTCTCTCCGATGCGCGGCACGTTCTTGGTGGCCAGCGTCTCGACGGCGTCCTTGGTGACGTTGACGCTCATGTAGAACGTCCCAGCCAGGGCGCTGTAGTTGGCACCCACGGTGCCCGCGTCATACGGCGACAGCGGGGTACGGGTGGCCGTAGGAGCCGGAAGCTGGTAGCCAAAGATGGCCGAAGACGCCTGGTACAGGGTGTCTCGGGCTGAGCCGTCGAGGTACTTGGCCATGTTTCTCCCCAAGAGCCTTGAAGAGGAGGCCATCACGTCATCGAAGGAGGCGTTGAGCAGAAGCTCGCTCACCGCGACGGCGTAGCCCTGCTCTGCCACGGTGATGGCGTACTGGCTGGCCGTCAATGCCGCCGTCTGCATGCGGACACCTTCAACCAACTGCGTGGCGTCACCCAAATTGTTGTAACGCATAAAGTTGATCTGGAGTCCCGGCTGGATGCCCAGTTCTGTCTTCTTGACAGCGAACTGCTCATATCTCAACACGGGCATTGACTGGAACAAAATTTCCTTGCTCCAGATCACCTGGATGGCCGGGGACAACTGGGAGTTAGTACCCGGGTAGCCGGTGGGGGACGCACTCAGCAAAGGAGTGCCGGTGATGCTGGAAGGCATATCGCCTTACCTCCTATTTTAGGGTACTACCTCTATTGCTGCCTGCGACTTTGGGACGCCGCTCGTAGCAAGTTGTCACGTTCCGCAGCGTACTCTTCGGGTGTCATCGCCTTGAGTTCATCGGCTGTATACGTCCGTGTAGTCCCGCTGGTTTCCATAGGACCGACTGGGGGCGCGGTGACTCCTACCGTGGGACGGGCGGCGTTGACCTGACGTAAACCGTTGACAACACCACTTTTGATGTCGTTGGTTTTTTGTACAAGAAGAGAAATCGACTGGTCGATCTCTTCAGTGGTATTTCCAGACACCAGATCACGGAGTTCAGGCATGATATTTTCTGCCTCAGTGGCCATCCGCTGGCTCATGTAGGTCTGCAGCGAGGCGTGGCGGCGCTCCTGCTCCAACATGGCGAAGGCCCGTTCCCGTTCCTGGCGCTCCTCCTGGAGGCGGGTTTCCCACTCCTGATCCTTGCGCTGGATCAGGTCGCGGAGTTCCATCTCCTCCTCTTCCTTCTTCTTCGCCGCCCGCTGGGCATCACGCTGCGTCTTGGCTTCCGCCGCCTGGCGGTCCTCTTCGGCCTTCCTGTATGCGGCCAGTTCGTCCTGAAGCTGGTCGGCCCGCTGCTGCTCTGCGGCGTAACGGGCACGCTCCTCCTGACGAATGCGCTCGACATCTTCGGCAGTGAACGACGAGGGCAGTTCGCTGTTTCGCTGGTTGCGATTGCCGCTCGTGGCCGGGGGCGGTTCCGCGGGCGGGGTGACCGGGACGGTGATGCTGTTCGGGTCAGGCGGTTCGGGGTCGCCTTGCTGCTGCGTCGGGTCTGGTTCGACGGTGGTCATCTCCTGGCGTTAGCTCCTTATGCTGTCATCTTCTTCGGGGGTACGGCGTTGTGGAATGGTGGTGCCGTGAGAGAGAGTGACGATCCGCTGGAACATCTTCTTCACGTCCTCGCTGTCTTTCAGGTCAATCCCTGGCAGCATCCCGATCTTGGCCTGGGGAGCGCTGTTTACATTTGGGCCACCCGCCGACTTCACGCCTCCCCCGTTGGACGATCCGCCGTTGGAGTTGCCGTCGCCTCCACCGTTCTGTGGGGGTGGGGGCATTGGTTGTGGGCCTTCGGGTGCGACCATGCCGGTGAGATTGGCCGTGAGGCTGGCGACCTGTGCCTTGAGGAGATCGAGGGCAGCCTGCTGCTCCGCGTCATCTACCAGTTCCTTGAAGAGTTCCTGCAGCTTCTCGTCGGGGAACTCCTCACCAAGCTCTATGAGAGCGCCCCGCTTGGACTCCAGGCCCAACTGCATCTTGACCATTAGCTCGTTGAGCTTGACCAACTGGTCGACCGGCAACGGTGGCTGGAACTGAACGGTGTTCTCATAGGTCACCGGGTCCATCGGGTCCAACATCGGTAGCTGGTCATCCCTGAGTGGGGGATCCCACTCAGGGTTGTAGACCAATGTCTCCGGCTCTTTCATAAAGAGCGTCTTCAGTGCCAGCCGATTGACCTCTGCGAAGCCCTCACCATACTGGGTGGCCTTCAAGTGGAAGCGATTCATGAGAGGCTGATACTGAATCGCCAGGGCCACACCGGAGGTGTTGGAGATGGCCTGCTCCTCGCCCAGGGCGGTCACCGGGACACCGGTCATCTCGTGCATGGCCCGCTTGAGCACATCCAGCAGCTTGATGGCCTCCTCGATGCCCCGAGGGTCGAAGAGCAGGTTCTCTACCCGAGCTTCCTTGTTCGGGATACTCCAAGTCTGATGCGTGCCCTTCTCCAGGTTAGAGGCGCGGGCGCCGATCACCACCGTCACCGGGGCGGCGTGATAGCTGACGATGTCGCAGATATCCGTCGCAGTTTCGTTATACTGCCGGTTGAGCGGTGCGATGTCCTGTATGTCGGGCATCCCCCAGGGCGATGAAGCGATTGGCATATTGCTGATGTGGACAACGGGGATCTCGCCCAGAGGATTTTCCCGCTGGTCGATGAGTTCGTCGTTGACGTACTCCTCGATCTGGTTCTCGGTGAGCAACTCGGTGTAGGTGAAGACCTGCCGGGTGCCCTCCTGGGTGGTCCCCCAGAACCGATACTTCAGCTTGAACCGGATCAGTCGCTTGCGATCATGGGGATGCCATTCCGGAAAGCAGAACGCCGAGTTCAGCGGCAAGATCCGAACGCGACCGGGATGTGGCATCCCGGCGGGATCCTGCCACGGCTCCTCGTAGGCCACCTTTACGAAGCAGTCCCCGGTGACAGATCCCATGGACCCCATCTCCCACAGGAGCGAGTCCTTCTTGTTGTCTGTCTCCCAGATGCGCTGCAGCCGGGTGGGCACGATGGCACCCGTGGCATCCGGTGAGCGAAATCCCACGCCCTTGCCGAACACGAAGTTGGTGGTGAAGTCGCTCAGCGCCCTGGTGTAGTTGAAGGTGAGTTGCGGCTCACCCAGATCGGGCCGTTGTGCCCAGTGGTAGCCCAGGTAGAAGGCCCAGTTCATGGCGTAGCGGTTGAGCCTGGGGCCGTGGACCTCAAACTCCTCGTCGGCAAGCTCCACCAGCCCGAGCGGGCTGATCTGGATGGTCAGATCAGACGATGCCGCTCGATAGCTGGGGGACTGGAACTGGATGGACACTAGGAGTCGCTCAGGTCCAGGGTGCCTTCAAGGGCATCGTGAAGCTCAGGATCGAATCTTCCTGTCCCCTTGCCCTTCGCCAGATTCATACGTCCCCATTTCCCAAGCTGACCGGGGGCAGAAAACCCGGCGGCGAGCGTTAGAGCGGAAGTCGGGGCATAGCGGCGACCCTCCATACGCCGATCATGAAAAAGATGACCGTCACCATCCCCGTTCGTCATCGCGATTTCCTCATCTGCTGTTGGTAGTCCCATTGGGTGCGAGGCAGCTTGCGACGGCTCTGCTGCTTGACGACGCGGTTCACCTGCTGTTGGTGCTTCTGTGCCTGGGTGGTCGCGGCCAACGAAGCGTGCCGGGGGCGGAATCGCTCCAGGTGCGACGAGTCACCAACGGCCACTACTCATCGCCTGCCCGATGAGTGGGCTGGCCCCGGTAGACCTGCTCGACCATGCCGCCCAGGGCACTTGGCCCCGCGGCGCGACCGTACATACGCTTGGGGTCCGAGGACATGGGATTGGCATGTGGATCACGCCGGTCGTTCCACAGCGTGTCGATGTCCATGTACTCGACGGGGACGCCTTTGACCTTGGGCTGGTCCATCAGAACAACCGTCCTTGCATCTGTCCGAACTGCACTGGGTGCTTAATGGGGGGGTGCGCCTGCTCCTCGCTGGGGAAGTTCGCGGCCAGCTTGGTCTTCCCGGCAGCCATGGCACTCTCGTGGCGGCGGATGGTTTCCTCACCCCACTGGGTGGCCTGGGCCTGCTCGACGTGGGTCAGCCCACGCTTTTTCATGGCCTGGCGGGCGGCGTAGTCGGCCAGGGCGTGGAAGCTGGCCCGAGGCACATTGGACTGCCGGGAGGCGTACTCGATCACATGCTCGCGCCCTGACTTCTGGCGCATGGGCTTGCCGCTCTTCAAGAGCCTGGGGTTGCCCTGCTCGTCAGTCAAGATGGGCTTCTCGGTACCGAGGTGAGGGAGCATGCCGCCACCACCGGAGTGGATGTCAGAGGTGAAGAACTGGGGCGTGCCACCCAGCCAGGCGTTGTGGTAGGCGCCGGTCTTGGGACCAAACCCGCCTTTGCCTGAAGTGCCAGCGTCAGTCTCCGCAATGGACTTTCCCTCGTGGATGACCTGGTGGGCGCGCTCCAGGGCCTTGGCTGTGTTGGCCGGATACCCACTGCGAGCGTGGCCGGTCAGAGGATGCTCAGGATCGTCCTTGCTCCACTCGTCAGGGTTCCTGCCGGAGGCGATGTGGCGGATGATGTGATCGGCAAGCTCCGCGTTGGGATAGCTCACTTTGCCGGTCTTCTTCGACTCGTACTTGAACTTCATGTTGGGCGAGGTGTCAGCGTTGACCGCGGCCACCAGGCCCAGCGACGTGCCGTGCTGCTTGGCCGACTGCTGCAACCGCTGCGCCGCCTCACCGTGGGTGTAGAAGGTCTGGGCGTAGGGATCCTCAGCCCCGTGGGTACGCGCCCGTAAATAACCCTGATCTAACTGAGCGCCGAATGATTTTTCCATCTCCTTCGGACCCACCCCGCCCAGTCGCTTGACCTCCTCCAGCGTCCTCTTCTGTTCCTCTGGGGTGTGCTCCTCCCAGCGCTTGGGTACCGGCCGCGCCTGAGGATCCTCCATACCGGGAAGCTGGGGCTGATCCATGGTGGATCGGCCTGCGCGATGATGTTCTCCGAACCCGTAGTGTTCGTACGCCTGGGCGTGTGTGAGCTTCAGTCGCTTCTGCTCCTGGAGGCCAAGCTCTGGACGCTCCCGCGCCAGCTTGTTGTGCTGCTCCGTGGCGTAGTCCACCACGTCCTTCATGCGCTCCTGACCTGCCTTGCTGCGCTCCCAGTTCTTCCGCTTCTTCACCGACGCCGCCGTCTCGGCCACGTCTGCCTTCTGCTGGGCAGCCTGCTTGGCCTCACGTTCTTGAGCAGCGGCGTGGGCCTTGGTGCCAGGCCGGGGAGCCTTGGATCTCTGGGCGCCGGTCTGTGACGGCTTGACGGGAGCGGGCTGGTTGGGGGGCGCGCTCTCTGTCGGCACCACAGAGAACTGCCGTCCCGCGCTGCGACGACGCCTTACTGTCTCTGGCGGTGCCGCCCCCGCATCCCACTCCTCGCTCATCGGGACCGCGGCCATCGTCAATCAGTGACGACTTCGGGTGCCCTCCGCTTCTGGATGGCTCCGTTGCGGAACACTTCCTCATACCGGACCTCTGCTTGGTCCGTAAATGAGCCGTGGGCGAACTCGCCCAGCATGGTGGGAGCGTCGATCCAGGCCGCAGAGCCGACGTGGGCGCGCTCAGCCATCGTCTCCTCAGGCATCTTGAACTGGGTGTTGGGATCGACATGGTTGATCCGACCCGGGGCCGACACCATAAATTCCGTCATACCCCGCTGAAAATCGGTCGGAATATCTGTGTCGGTGCTTAACCCTTCCTCAAAACGCAGTGGACCGCGACCGCCAGGGGCGTTCGGTCCCATGGTGCGGTCGTAGCTGTACTGGCCCCTCTCGGGGAACTGTGGATCAGGGCTAATAGACATGGGCATTCCTCCCAATGACGGGTTGTATTGAAGGCTAGTGACGGCCCGATGACGCACCGCGACCACCCAGTACCCCATACCGTCGAGACATGGCGAAACAGCTTCGTCTGGCCCTGGGACGGCTGTCGGCTCGTCAGTTCGCCCCGGTGGGGTCAGCGGCGGTACACGCCCGTGCGTTGACCAAGAAGGTCACCGGCAACAGGTACCAGGCGCCATCGGCCCAGCTACAGGTGGACCCCATGGTGGGCCACCACCTCATGTCGGAGTACCGGTCACGTCAAAACGAGCCGCCCAGCGACCGGCTGCAGCGCAGCTACGCCGCCATGCGGGACGACGTGAACGCCCAGTACGAGCACATGACCAGGCCCCGGGAAGAGGGTGGCATGGGTATCCACCACGAGGTGACCGCCGAGGATCCCTACGCCACACCAGGGCAGATGGCCCATGATGTACGGAAGAACAGGACTATAAAAACCCTGTCAACTGAAACCACGGGCGGGCATTCATTTTTTACCAATGAGGAGAACGACCGGTTCCGAGCCGTTCATGATGTGTTCGGTCACGCCGCTGTGGGCCGGGGCTTCTCTCGTCATGGCGAGGAAGCGGCCTGGCGCAGCCACGTCCAGATGTTCTCTCCCGAAGCCCGGGAGGCCATGACCTCAGAGACTCGGGGTCAGAACAGCTACCTCAACTACCACCCGGGCGGGGCGAACTTCCCCGAGCAGGGCATGGTGGGCATGTCCAAGCTGGCCCAGTCACCTGAGGCCGGGGCCATCCTGCGCCGAGCCACGCCAAAGACGGCACGGCCCCAGGGCGAACAGCTACGGTTGCCACTGTGAGCGCGTCGGACGACTGGGCGCACAACACCTCGATGCAGCGAGCGACTGGGAGTGACGTGGCCTTACCGATCACTCCCGCCACCGCCCAGATGGGTACACAGTCCGCCCTGTCCCAACTGCAGTCCCAGGCTGAGCCAGCGCTCGCCCAGGGTGCCTCTACGCTGAACGATGTTGCGGCTGGCGTCTTGGGCGCGCTGACCTAGCTCGCCTCGCCCCCGCCGCCCATGGCGTCGTCTGGATCTCCACCTGGGGCACCATCAGCACCTGGCTCATGACGGTGGCGCAGGCCAGGGAGTCGACGTAGTCGTCATGGGCACCGGCCTCGTTCGGAGCTTCTACGAGGAGATGCGCTCCCTTGTAGGTCTTCTCCACGTCGATCATCTGCTGGCGGAAGCGCCGCCACACCCGGGTCTTCTTGGCCCTGGGGTGGGCGGGCCAGGACAGTAGGCCCCGTTGGAGTAGCTGCTGGAGGTGCTTCCACCGGGCCGACTGATCCGCGATCTGTGACGACAGCGGTTCGACCTGGATCTTGGGCAGGAGCCGCTTGAGCCGGTCCGCGGCTACGTCCCCGATGCCCTGGGCGTCCACGCCCATGGCTACCACTGAATAGTTAGAAACAAAGTCCACGATGCGGAAGAATTGCTCCTCCCAGTTTTCACCATGCATCTCCAACCAGTTGAGAATCCGGTGATCGTAGAGGCCAAGTTCGTCTGGCCGATCAAAATCTACCCAGCAAATGGTGACGACGGTGGAGTCCATTTTTCTGGCGAAGTCCACGCCCGCCACCAGTGGAGAGCGCCAATACGCAGGGACGATAGGCATGGTGGGGTCGCCAAGCTCGTCAAACCTCGACTCAATTATCAGTTGCCCACGTTCCAATAACCATTCCAGCCGATAGTTGAGCCGGAACTCGTCGCTGTCCTCCCCAATACGCTGGGCCTCGCCCCGAATGTAGGCGGCGTAGTTGCGATTAAACTTGGCGCAGTAATGCCAGTCGAATCGGAAGTGATTTTTCTTACCGCCCCGACGCAGTTCCATGCGCCGGTTGTGCTGGATGGTCTTGTAGAAGACGCCCTTGACGATGTCCGGTGTGCCAGTCATGACCATGGTGGCGAGATAGAACGCACCCATGGGGGAGATGCTCTTGTCCAGCACGTACTGGTCCACCGACTGGCTCTCGTCCACGAAGATGACGTGGTAGCTCTTGGACTCGATCTTGGCCCGGGGGTTGGCCGTCTGCATGGCGCAGAAGCTCTGGCACTTCTTGAGCTTTACCTTCCGCGAACCTGGGCGCACCTGGTCATCGATCTCAGGGTCGGCCAGCATCTCGTCGGCCCGCTCCGAGGTCAACCGGTCTACTACCCGCCCAAACAACGTCTCGACCTGCTGCTCGACCGGGGCGAAGCAGCCGATCATGACCCCCTTGGCGAACTTTTGGAGTGGCTCAAACTCGGGGAAGATCTCAGCCAGGCGAGGTAAGAGAATCATAAGACTGGCCGCAACATTCGCAACGACTTCGGTCTTGCCGCTCTGACGAGACAATTCGCCCGTAATGGTCGCGCCGTCGCCGGAGATCACCGACTCGATGATGCGGCGCCCGATGGCCTCCTGGTAGGGGAACATCTCCACGCCAGAGAACATGACGGTGAAGGCCCACACCTTGTCCACCAACCTGTGGACAAAGTCCTGATCGGCAGGGTTGAGCGGCTCCGGCGCGTAGCGGGCCAGGTCATCAGATAGACCTTCCTCGTCTAATTCCTCCTGTACCTCGTCCAGGCCGGGATCCTCGACGTATGTCACCCACCAACCGTAGGTGCGGGCCGCTCAGCCGCCTTGACCACCCAGAAGTCCTTGCCAACGTAGCACCGTGTTGATAGTTTCTGAAAAATACGGCCCGAGTTCACCCACGAGCGAAGAGCCCTTTTTCGAAGAAGAAATCCGACGTGACAACATGCGATGTGACCAGCGGATTTTCGCCGAGCCAGAACGAGGGGCAGGGAGAGGTGACAGATGAGCCGACTCGCTGCCTACGCAGGCGGAACCGTGGTCAGTGCTGTCGCCCACGTTCTCGACCTGATGGAAGATTCCATCAGCCTGAACCCGAGCGTCCTACTGCTGCTGGGAATGGTTGGTTTCGTCACCACTTCGTGCTTGATGACCCCGGGCGGGCATCATCCGGCACCCCTCGTCACCACGGCTGAGTTGCTGGCCCTCAAGGCCCGCCACGCGGAGCGCTTGGCTTCGTTCATCGACAAGGTTGCACACCCGCCTGGCATAGCGTGGCGGGTACGAGCGCTCTCCCGGCTCATCGACACCTACGTGGCGGGCCAAGCTGTCTACGGCGAGCAGGTGGATACCTTCATGACCGACATGATCGACGCCGGAGTCTGGTGGATCGAGAACAACGGCCAGGATCCCCACGCCACTGAGCGCCAGGAAGACCTGGTTCTGATGGCGCGATGGCGTGACAGCCTGCCTGACTCTCCAGACGGAAACTGCCCGACGCCCTCGCTGGGCGCCCGCATCCGCATGGCCCGAGAGGCTCAAGGGTGGACCCAGCAGCAGTTGGGGGATCGAATCGGCAGGAACATCATGACCGTCAACCGGTTGGAGAACGACCAGAGCCGGGAGCCGTCTGTGGAAACCCGGCGCCGACTGGCCAAGGTGCTGGGGGGCAAGCCTGCCGATTACACCCGGGATTAATCGCTCGTGTACGGCCCTATTCGGCCACAGTCGGTGAAGTAGACGAGTCACGTATATAGCCCCATGGGGGGTACATCGATCCGCAGCATTCAGTGCATTGCCCCTGGTCAGCGGTAGACGTTCTACGTCTAGTGGGGGAATATCCAACACCCCGGCATTGGCTCTTGACAGGCGCCCCAAACGGGGGCACAGTCGCGAGTTACCGCCACCCCTGCGGGGGGGACGGCTGGACGAAGCGGAACCTGCCTTCACAACCAGGGCAGGCCAGGGGAAGGATCGCGGGATGGGAGACGGTGGGCTACCACCTTGCTCTGACCTGGGTCAGAGCACGGAACACACCCTGTTGGAGTGGCTGGGGCGCAAGGCGAACCGCCGGGGGATAGTGGCGATGGAGTACGACCGGCTGGAGGATCGGATCTACCGGGAGGTAGGGATCCGGCATCCCCGCGAAGTGCTGGGGTACCTCATCCCGTACTACATCGAGAAGGCATACGAGGGCGAACCGATCCGGTTTCGGATCCTGGTCAAGTGTGGTTGCCAAAACTTTTCCCGAGAGGATTGTTCCGCCCCACCCGCCGCAGGCGGGCGAGGGACTAGTCTAGCGGCCAAGCCGCTGGGTACTAGGCCCGAGCCGAGCGGAGCTTCGGAGGCTGAAAGCCGGAGAGGCGAAGCGAGTCAGGCGAATAAAACGATAACCTCGTTCTTCACTACGCCGCCCAGCCGGAAAAAATGGCCACCGGACGTGGAGTTGGCCAGAGACTATTTTCCTCAGCTACTGCTCCAGCACGGACATACCAGGTTCACCTCCTGGACGAACGTGCCAGCCTTTTCCAGGAACCTGCGCCAGTGGCATGACCGGGACGGCATCGATTATCCGATGATCCGGTTGATGATGGAGGAGTTCGCCCATCACCCCGAGTGGTGTCGTCGGTCGAAGAACATGCCTTGGAAGGTCTTCCTGGCTCGCCGCACACAGTTGACCGAGATACTGCTGGTCCAGCAGCGGAAGGATCCGGCCAACCGCCGGTTCAGCAACGGTGACAGCGGTGAGGGCAGCTACTGGAATCGCCGTCCCACCTCCGTCGCATCATTGGCGCTATGACTGCCGTCCGTATCCCATTGTGGTACCGGGGCCGCGCCACCCCCGACTTCCTGGACTCGGGCCGGTGCGCCTGCATCGGCAAGCGAGATCTGTACTTCGATGAGTCGATCGAGGCCCTGGCTGCCTGCCAGGCCATCTGCGTCACCTGCCCGGTGTTCCAAGCCTGCACCCGCTGGACCATGCAGCAGCACCGCCTGGGCAAGCTGGAGTTCGGCATCTTCGCCGGACTGACCCCGCACGTCCGAGACAAGATCGTGGAGGGCAAGGAGCCGTACTACGACTGGCGGCGCGAGTGGAACCGACGCAACTACGTCCCCCGCATCGCCGCCGATGTGTCGCGGCGGGCCTACAAGGCGGGCCGGGGCAAGCGCATGCAGGCTAAGGCCGAGATGCCGCTCTGCCCGTTCTGTGGCGTTCGGAATCGGGTGTGCCGCTACGGGCGCGACCGGGACCGCCAGCGCTACCGCTGCTACACCTGTCGGCTCTCCTTCCTGGGAGAGGAGATGCTGTGAAGCAGGTCTTTCCGTTCTACCGCGACAAGGGCCTCTACGACTTCCAGACCCTGGACAATCCCACCCTGGAGATCGCCGTCCGCAGGGTGGAAACCTACATCGATGACCTCAAAGCCATGAAGGATCGAGGCACCGGCCTCACCTTCGTGGGCCAGAACGGGGTAGGCAAGACGCACCTGGCCTGCAACGTGATGGCGGCGGCGGCAGAGGCCGGGTTCAAGATCGAGTGCATCGAACTCGCCACCTGGATCGATCTGTGGCAGGAGATGTTCCGCATCAGCGACGAGGAGCGGATCGAGTACCTCAACGACCAGCTTCGCTACATCAAGCGGGTGCAATTCCTGTTGCTGGATGACCTGGGCCGCGAGCATGAGTCGGCGTCGGGCTGGTCGAACGAGCGTGTCTTCGACCTGCTCCGCTACCGGCACAACCGCAACCTGCCGACACTTATCACCACTAACATCCCCGTCGACAATCCCGACGCCGAGACGGACTTGAACCGGCGCTACACCGAGGGCCTCTCCAGTTTCCTGCAGGAGGCCAGCATCATCGTGGTGATGGCGGGTGAGGATTACCGGTGGATAAAGGGCAGCTAGGCATCGGCGTGGAGCGCCGCATGATCTTCATCTGGGAGGGGGCGGTCGCCACGCTGCCGGACTACGTCGGCGTGGCCAAACTGGAGCGGGTCCGGCTGGCCATGCGCCGCTACGACGCCGCCGTCCAACTGTGGGTGATCAACGAGCACGCCATCAAGTGGATGTGGACCATGATGGTGCGCTCCAGCTTCCGGATTGACATCTGCGTCACTACACGCTCGCCAAAGTTCGCGCAGGCAGTGGCGCAGAGGTGCGAGCGCCGGAACTGGCCGGTGCGCTACGTGTTCGCGGCGTCAGCACCTGAACTGGGACGGCAACTACCCACGATGCCCGACGTGGAGCGGGTGGTGTACGGCCTGGAGGAGCAGCGCTGGTCCTATGGGCCACGGGGGTTGTTGCTCTCGCGTGACTCAGGACAAATCGTCTGATGGACACCGAGTGGTCACTCCTCTCCAAGACGGTGGAGGTACGAGGCTTCCAGGCCCTGGCCGAGGCCCGCATCACCCAGGCGTTCTTCATGGATCCGGACAACGCCGCTGTCTATGGCTGGATGCTCGATCATTGGACCAGGTACGGGGAATCACCAGGGGAAGAGGCTTTCCATCACGAGTACCCCGCCGACAACCTGATCGAAACCCCCGAGCCGCTGGCCTACTACATCGATGAGCTACGCGACGCCTACCGCTACGGGCGCCTGACCGGCGTCATCGACAGCGCCCGCGACGCCCTCAAGAACCATGACACCGAGATCGCCACCAAGCTCCTGGCGTCGGGGCTGGAGGCCCTGCATGTCGAGGTGGTGGACCTCCAGGACGACCTGCTCACCGACACCATGGAGAACCGGGTGGCCTACTACGACAACCTCTCCACCCAGCGCGGCCTTCTCGGTTACCCGACCGGATTCCCCACCATGGACCGGGCCACCAACGGCCTACAGAAGGGGCAGTTGGTCACCCTGACTGGGCTGCAAAAGAAGAAGAAGTCCATGCTGCTCATGGTCATGAACATCGCCGCCCACCGGGCCGGTGCCCGCACCTTGTTCGCCAGCTTTGAGATGTCCAACACCGAGCAGGCCACCCGCCACGATGCCCTCCGCGCCGGGATCAGCCTGACCCGGTTGCAGAAGGGTGAGCACACCCCCGACGAGCGCCAGAAGCTCATCCGCATGATGCACGAACTCGACGGCATGCAGCCCCTGGTGCTGGTCTACGACCCGGCCAGTTCCACCACGGTGTCGGCCATCGCCGCCAAGATCGCCCAGCACAAGCCGGACGTGGTGTTTATCGACGGCACCTACATGATGGACGCCGAGGGGGTGCAGGCCGAACCCGGCTCGCCGCAGGCCCTGACCTCGATCACGCGGTCGCTCAAGCGACTGGCCCAGCGGTCGAACATCCCGATCTGCCAGACCACCCAGTCCCTGACCTGGAAGGCCAAGCGGGGCCTGACGCTCGACTCCATCGGCTACTCCTCCAGCTTCGCCCAGGACAGCGACGTGATCTTCGGGGTGGAGGAGATCAAGGAGGACGGCGAGGTCAACGATCGCGAGATGCTGCTGCGGATCATCGCCAGCCGGAACTGCCCCCGCACCGACGTACGCCTGGCCGTCGACCTCGACCGGGGCACCATCATCGAGACAGAAGAAGTAGCCACGAACTATGAGGCGGACGACGGTCTTGATTGAAGATCTGCTTGACGAAATCGGTGTCGAGGACATCCGGCCCCTGGGCGAGGAGGTCCAGGCCCGCTGCCCCCTGCACGAGAAGCGCACCGGGGAGCGCGAGCACCGGCCCGACCATTGGTCCGTCAACCGGCGCTCCGGCGCCCACCACTGCTTCTCCTGCGAGTACTCCGGCAGCCTGACCCGGCTGATCATGGACTTGACCGGCATGGGCCTGTGGGAGGCCCACCAGATGCTGCGGCACTTCGACGTGGAGTTGGGTGGCATCGAGGAGGCGCCCTGGGAGCCGCCGGTCACGGCCACCGTCGAGCGCCGCCTGGAGGACTTTGATCTACCCCCCACCCGGGTGCTGAAGCGGCGCAAGATCACGGTCGAGTCCGCCCTGCGCTACCGGCTCAAGTGGGATCACGATGAGTCCGCCTGGGTCATCCCCATCATTTCCCCCACTGGGGAAACCTGGGGCTGGCAGGCCAAGTTCCCCGATCGGATCCGCAACTACCCACCCGGCATCAAGAAGGGGCGCACCCTGTTCGGCCTCGACGTGCTTCGCGCCAGCCACGTCGTCCTGGTGGAGAGTCCGCTCGACTGCGCCTACCTGGACAGCATCGACGTGCCCGCCGTCGCCGCCTTCGGCTGCCAGATCTCCGATCGCCAGATGAAGCTGCTCATCGAGCGTTGCGATCAGGTCATCCTGGCCCTGGACAACGACAAGGCCGGGATAGCCGAGACGCGCCGCCTCTTGGACGAGAAGTGGCACCATCGGCTGCCCATCCTGGTCTTCGACTACGCCAGTCACAAGGGCAAGGATCCTGGCGAACTGTCTCCCCACCAGGTGGCCAACGGCATCGAGGACGCCGCCTTAGCCTCGTTCTGGTGAGATGACCAAGAACGGGGACAGCCATGAACCAACGGACGGCAATGCTGGGACTGGTCGTTATTGGAGTGATCCTGGTCGTTGGCGGGGTCATTGTCGCCATCACTGGCACTGACGGCCCCGAGTGGCTGGGCAAGGCCATAGCCATCGTCGTCGGGGCGTTGGTAGCACTGGCTGGTGGGTCCACCATCATTCACCACAAGGATTCAGATTGACCTTCAAGGGCAGCCTGTACCCCTTCCAGGAGGAGGCGGTGCAGAAGATGATCGACATGCAGCACCTTTTGGTCGCCTACGAGATGGGCCTGGGAAAAACGGTGCTGACGATCGCGGCCATCGAGAACCTGATTGATGATGGAAAAATCGGCGGGGGATTCATCGTCTGCCCCGCCTCAATTAAGTTGCAGTGGCGCCGCATGATCGAGGAGTTCGCGCCAGAGGCCAGCGTGATCGTGGTGAGTGGTGACGCCAACCGGCGTGAGCGCCAGTACCGGGAGTACAACTCGGGCGGCGCCGAATACCTGGTGGTGAATCCCGAGCAACTCGTCAACGACTGGAACATCGTCCGGAAGCTGCCCCGCGACTTCATCGTGGCTGACGAAGTGCAATGGGCCAAGAACTTCAAGCCACAGCGGTCGAAGAAGCTGAAGCGGCTGCGGGCCACCTACCAGTGGGGCCTGACCGGTCAACCCGTCGAGAACCGGGCCGAAGAGATGTTCTCAATTATGCAGTGGGTTAACCCCGGTGTCCTGGGCGACTTCAAGAACTTCGACACCGCCTTCATCAAGCGCGATAGCTGGGGCCGGGTGAAGCTGTACCGCAACCTACCCACCCTGCACCGCCTGGTCAGCGACCACATGGTGCGCCGCACCCGGGAAGAGGTCAAGGACCAGCTACCCGCCGTCACCGAGCAGACCCTGCTGATCGAGATGGACCTGGAAGGCGCCCGCCTCTACCGGCGCATGGTGCATGACCTGACGAACGACCTGCAGGAGGCCATGCAGACCTGGGGCAACTTCTCGCTCGACGGGTTCTACCGGGGCGAGGAGCAGGGCGAGGTCCGCGGCCGGATCATGTCGAAGCTGGTGTGCATGCGGATGCTGTGCGACCACCCCGAGCTACTGCGGATCTCGGCTGCCCACTACCGGGGGGTACTACCCGGCACCCGGCAGGGCAGCCAGTACGCCGACGAGCTTCAGCAGGCGGGCGTCCTGGAGCGTTGTAAGCGGACCCCCAAGCTGGACGCGGTTGTAGGGACCAAGGACAGTCCCGGTCTTATATGCGACATCCTGGACGCAGATCCGCGCAACAAGATCGTTTTCTTCTCCTTCTTCAGGGACATGCTCGACCTGGTCGCCGCCGCCACCGCGAACGTGACCAAGTCGGTGCTCTTCACCGGGGCGGTGTCCACCAAGGCCCGCGACGCGGCCAAGCAGCAGTTCGCCACCGACCCCGAGACACGGCTGTTCCTCTCCAGTGACGCCGGGGGCATCGGCCTGGACCTGCCCCAGGCCAACTACTTGATCTCTTGCGACCTGCCCTGGTCTGCGGGCGCTTATGCCCAGCGCCAGGCCCGAATCATACGTCTATCATCTGATTTCCCTCAGGTGACGCTCCTGTCCACCCAGATCTCGGGCAGCATCGAGGAGTACCAGGACGGCCTGCTCCGGCAGAAGAAGAAGGTGGCCGACGCCGTGGTGGACGGCAAGGGCATCTCCCCGAAGGGGCGCCTGACCCTCGATCTACAGTCCCTCTCCGAGTACCTTCGGACTCATACGGTATGAAGACCGTACATCGGGATCCCCGATACCCCCCGCCCTCATACGTGACCGACATCCCCTTCCACAGCAAGCCCCTGAAGGAGCTATACGCCATCGTGGATGACATGAACCTCCCAACAACTCGCTATCAGGTTCAAGCTGCTCAGGAGTTGACCCGCAGAATGAAGCACTACATGGCGGTGTTGGAGGCACTGGCGGTGTTGGAGGCACTGTGAGGTCAGGCCCCCAGTACCTCATCTGCGGCAGTCACCTGACCGATGACACCCTGGTCCTCCGCATGATCCTGGAGGGCCTCAACACCCAGGCCCGCCACTGGAGCGAGACGATCACTATCCAGGACGACGGCAGCCTGAACGGCCTGGAGTTTGAGGTGGAGCAGTTCAAGTACCTCAAGCACCGCCCGGTTGACGGCTGGGAAGACCCCAATATCGTGCTGTGTTTCATGGACCATTTGAGCCAGAATCGCGCCTCAGAGCGGCTCCTGTCGGTCGCAGCAACTGAACACCGTCCTGCCTTCATCATCAGCACCTACGACGGCAACGAGAGGATTGCTCCGTAGCCCATAGGGCGTCGCGCCGCCTGGATACCCTGCATGTATGCCCCGGCGTTTGGCCCGAGAAGACCTGGACCTGAGCGCACTTCGCAAAGAAGTAGCTGCCTGGTATGCCCTGAAACAAGAAGCCGCTCTGCTCAGCAATGAGTTGGATAAACGGAAGAAGAGACTGCAGGGCATTCTAGAAAAATACGGAGAGACTGATCCGTCGACTGGTTCCATTTTTCTGGACCTGGGCGAGCCGGTCGGGTCCGAGCGCATCAGCCAACTGAAGAACCAGTGCGCCACCCGGCAGGTAATGAACGAGGAGATGGCTGAGGAGGTTCTCTCCAAGAAGGGCCTCTGGGAGGAGATGACCGATCTCATTCGGGTCATCGATGACAGCCGGGTGCTGGCCGCGTACTACGACAAGCGGATCACCGACGACGAGTTGGCCAAGATGATCCACGAGAAGGTGGTCTACAGCTTCTTCGTGCTCGATGACGCCGGGAAGCCGGTGCGGGCGTGAGCGGATCCGGCGCTCTGTGCCGCCCCAACTACGAACACGAACTCATGGCCGCGTTCGGCACGCTGCAGGATGAGTACTACCCGGGCAGCAAGCAGAAGCGCCGGGAGTCGCGCCAGGCCCGCCGCGAGCGGCTGGTGGATGAGCGCCGTGCCGCCCGGGAGGAGGAGGGCTGGGACGCCCACCCCAAGAAGGCTGCCATCAACGGGGTCAGCATGGAGTTCTTTCCGGTTGGCGCCCTGGCCAAAGCCCTGGGCCGCGACTCGGTGACGATTCGCGCCTGGATGCGGAAGGGCTGGCTGCCCCGCAACACCTTTCAGACCCCGGCAGTGATCGGCTCCCGGGGCAATGCCTCCCGGCGCCTGTGGAGCCGTACCCAGATCGAGGGCATCGTCGCCATCGCCAGAGAGGAGGGCCTGCTACTCAGTCACCCACCCCGTATCCAGACCACCAACTTCACCCAGCGCGTGTTCGCAGCGTGGAAGACCTGGCGATGAAGTTGACCAAACACATCCGCTACCTGGTCCGCGTCCGTGATTACGAGACGGTTCAGGTCGAGGTGGGGGCCGAGGCTGATCACCATGACCTGGGCTACTCCGATCAGGAGTGGGCGCAGGCCACGCCTCAGCTACGGCACAACGAAACCGATCATCTGGAGCTTGTCGTCATCTCCGAGGTCGAGAAGCTCGCGCGCACCGAGTTGGAGATCGTTGCCGAATGGAGCGAGATCTCACCCAACCTTGCCGAAGACTTCCTGTCTGAACCCACCATTGCCACCATGCAAGAACAAAGGAGCAACCATGCCCGAACCGAGAAGACTGGTCCGCCCCCGACCAGCCGAAGAATACGACCGCGAGGAGGAGGCCCCACGTCGCCGTCTGCGGCGTGAGGAGCCGCCAACCCAACTACGCCACTCCCGACCCCAGCGAGAAGAGGCCGACGACGACGCCGGTCTGGCCGTGGCGCCCGTCGCCAAGGGCTGGGGCGGCTACAAACGCACCAAGGCCAACGCCCCCTCCCAGTTCACCAAGCTCTTCAAGGTCACCGACGACGAGCAACTAATAATGTTCTGCGAGGACGGACCGTATGCATCATTTTTGATGCACTGGTGCGATTGGGTGCCGCGGGGTGAACGCATGTCCTATGTCTGTCTGCAGGAGCACTGCCCCCTCGATGAGGTGGACCCCAAGCCCCAGGCCCGGGTGCGCTTCAACATCCTCGACTGCAATGGCGACACCCCCATCCTGGTCACCTTTGAATGTGGTGTCTCCGTGACCGACACCCTGGACAAGTACGCTAAGGACGATCCGTTGGCTGGGCGGTACTTCGCCGTGCAGATGACGGGCCAGAAGAACAACCGCCGTACACAGATCCGTCCCATAAAAATCCGTGACCTCAAAGAGGACTGGGATTTTGCTGCGCTCTCCGAAGAGGACATCGCCAAGTTTGACGATCGCCTCTGGGATGAAACCTCGTTGGAAGTCAACACCAGGGTCGAGCTACAGAAAATAGCCGACGCCTTCAACGAATAAGGCTCTGGCCGGGGGTGCCGTCGCAAGCCGCCACCGTGACCAGAAAGGGAGAGAGGCTGGACCCGCCCCCAGCCTCTCTCCTCCATGGGCTGAAGTGTGACATTGCCTGGATAACACCGGGGAGAACAGAGGGCGTCTGGAACTATGGGCCAGGGGCGCAACATCGGCGCTGCGTCTTGGCCCTGGACCATGCAGGTGACCACGACACCGGAGAAGGGCAACGAGACAGGAACGAGGTTCGCCGCTCCAGATATAAGTGGGGGAAGCGCACCTTCACCGACGAGCAGGTTGCACGATCCGAAGCCATAAGAGCCAAGTGGAACCGGATGGGGCAGCCCCAGCCGTCCGATGCCGTCCGCTCCTACGTCGCGTTTGAAGCCTGGGTGGAGGGCCTGGACGAGAAAAATCCTCCACGGGAGCAGGGCGGCAACGCCGTTCCCACCATCACCACCCTCGACCAGCTAAAAGAAGTGGTGGACATCTACACGAATTTCTCCGAGTTCGCATTCGATGTCGAGACGCGAGGCAACCGGAGAGTCCACGGGCTGCAACCGGGGCGCCGGGTGCTATCAAGATACGGAGAACAGACCACTCCGTGCCTGGCCTGCGGCACTCCCCTGCCCACCAGGCGGCGGGCCTACTGCTCCGACCTGTGCCGCAAGGCCGCAGACAAGGACAAGCCCGCCCTTGACGCCAGGACCAACGAGGTCTGGTGTATTTCTCTCGCTGGCCCTGGCCGTGCTGATGTCATACCCATCGGGCATCCCGACAAACGCCAGCAGCTACGCCGCGCCGATGTCTTCAACGCCCTGGAGCCGTTGTTCTTCTCGGAGCGAAAGAAGATCGGCCACAACGTGGGGTTCGACCTCCTGTCCGTATCCAAGTACTACGACGGCGGGATCCCACCACCGCCTTATGGCGACGTGATGACCGCCGCCTTTCTTCTGAACGAGAACCTGGGTAGCTACAAGCTGGGGGTGCTCAGCCAGCGCTACTGGGGCTACACCTACAGCGAGAAGCTGGGTGAAGAGGCGTACAACGTGGAGTGGCGGCGGGCCATGCGGTACTCGATGCTCGACGCCCGCAATGCCTGGCTGCTCTGGTACAAACTGGCCCCCAGGTTGAAAGGAAAGCTGTCGGAGCTTTTCACCCTGGAGATGCAGGTGCTTCGGGTACTACTCGACATGCGGTGTAGTGGGGCCTACGTGGATGTGGAAGGTTTCCGCAGGCTGAGGCCCATCCTGGAGGAGCAACTACGTGTCCTGGGCGCGGAGATCCAGACCATGGTCGAACCGGTCTGGGACCAGCCCACCCCGCTCAACCTGAACAGCACCCATCAACTGGGTCACTATTTCTACGACCTCCTCAAGCTGCACCCTCCCAAGTTCACTGAGTCCGGCCTGCGCTCCACCGACGCCGACACCCTGCGGATCCTGGCCCGCCGTCACAAGGCCCCGGCCAAGATCCTGTCCCACAAGGACGTGTCCAAGCTGCTGTCCACCTACGTGGTCGGGTTCATCCCCACCATCGATGACGACTCGCGGATCCGTGCCTCCTTCAACCAGGCCGTGGCCAAGACCGGGCGCCTCTCGTGCTCGCAGCCCAACCTGCAGAACATCCCGGCCCGCTACCGCGAGAACACCGAGGGCACCATGATCCGACGCATGTTCGTGGCGCCGCCAGGCAAGGCGCTCATCGTGGCCGACTACAGCCAGATCGAGCTACGCATCCTGGCCCACCAGACCAGGGATCCCCGGCTCCTCTACGCCTACACCCATGGTGAGGATCTCCACACCATGACGGCTTCGTTGATCTGGCGCATCCCCATGGACCAGGTGGACCCCGAGCGACGGGCCATCGCCAAGAACTCCAACTTCAACTTCGCCTTTGAGGGCGGGCCTGGCCGGGTGGTGGCCATGTCAGGCATCCCCATGAACCAGGCCCAGGAGGTCTACGACGGCTGGCACCGGGCCTACCCGGGTGTGAAGCGTTGGGGTAGGCAGATCAAGCGGTTCTGTTGGGAGCACGGTTACGTCGAGACGCTCTACGGGCGCAAGCGGCGCTTGCCCGAGATCTCCTCCTCAGACATGAGGGAACGGTCCTATGCCGAACGGCAGGCCGTCAACCATCCCATCCAGGGCACCGCCGCCGACATCGCCAAGATCGGCATCGTCCAGGTCCACCGGGCGCTGGCCGAGTTCCACGCCACCCTGACCTTGCAGATCCATGACGAATTTGTCATCGAGTGCGCCGAGGACGAGGTGGAGGACGCCATACCGTTTATCAAGGCCGCGATGGAAGACATCCGGCTGGGGGACCGTCCGGTCCTGGACGTGCCCCTGGAGGTGAACATCGGAGTGGGCATGAACTGGGCTGAAGCGAAATGAGTGACTGGTGGGCCAGGCAGTTGGGTGGGGTAGTACCTACCGCCCCCAGTCAACAGGAGCGACCACAACCGACTGGGACCGTCTCGTACCCGCAGAAGGCGGTACGGTGGCAGCCACAGTACCCCCCAACCGGACCACGCCAGGAGGTGACGGAAGAGGTCCAGCCGGGGGGCAACGGCGACGATAGCTGGCAGCGGGTCCACCGCCAGGGCTTCCTCTCCAAGGCCCCGGCCAGCCTGGGCAAGGATGGCAAGTGCCCGGGGTGTGGTGGCTCCAACTACTTCCGCCGCAAGGGACCGATGGGCGTGGAGGCCGCGCCGCTCTGCACCGAGTGCGGCTACAACGGCGAGTACTTCACCCAGTCGGGCACCCTGCTCAACGCCGTGGGCATGAAATCGTCCGGTCCGACCCAGTTCGCCCGCACCGACAACCCCGAGGCCCAGGCCCACCTGTGGTCTGACCCTGGCCTGTCGGGCACCGAGTTCAGTTGGAGCAGTGTGAGATAGGAGGGACCATGCCAGGAGGTAAGGATCCAGGCCCGTCCATTAAAAAACCCGATAGCTACGAGGCTCTGAAAGAGAAGGGTTTTTCCAAGAGCAAAGCGGCTGCCATCTCCAACGCCCAGGCCCAGGGCAAGGGCCGTCGCCATGCCATGGGCGTCGAGGGCGCGAAGACGCGTGAGTCCGGTGACAAACCCATGAGCAAGAGGGGCGAGGCCAAGCCACAGAAGGCGACACGCAGCTATAACAAGAAGGAGAACCGCTGATGGCCACCAAGAAGAAGGAGCCGTTCGGAGGTAAGCAGGCCGCGCCGTTCGGCAAGAAGGATGAGGACAAGGACAAGGACGACAAGGCCAAGAAGGCCCCGGCCAAGAAGTCCAGAAAATAGTGGCCCGCAAGAAGAACCCGGTCCTCCAGAAATATCAGGTGGAGGTGCGGGGCAATCAGTATTTCGTGGTCAACACGAAGACTCATGTCACCGCGGGCGGTCCGTTCAAGACACGGGAGGCTGCCCAGCACCGGGCAGACCAACTGGAGAGGACTTCCCCCGGGTGACCAATCGCCAGGCCGTCGAGGCCATCATCGCGGAGATCAACAAGGAGCTTGGGCCGGAGACGGTGGTCTGGGGCAGCCAGATCCGTTACTCCGATCTGCCTCGCATCTCGACGGGATCCTTCGCGCTGGACGTGGCCCTGGGGGGCGGCTGGCAGACCAACGCCTTCCACGAGCTTTACGGCGACGAGTCCTCCGGCAAGACCACGGTGATCCTCAAGACCATCGCCACCCAGCAGGCTCTCAACCCCGAGCACACCACCTTCTGGGTGGCAGCCGAGGAGTTCGTACCGGCGTGGGCGCGTGACCTGGGCTGCGACACCGATCGCATCATGGTGATGCAAACCAACATCCTGGAGGAGGCGTGCAACGCCGCCATCAGGGTTCTGGAGAGTAGAACCGCCGACGTTCTAGTCATCGACTCCATGCCCGCCCTATCACCGATAAGTGAGGGCGAGGGGACCATGGACGACACCCAGGTGGGCTTGGCGGCGCGGCTCATCGGCAAGTTCTTCCGGAAGAGCTACACGGCCATGAAGCGCTCCCTGGTGGAGGACGACAGGGCCGTGACCTGCTTCATCGTCAACCAGTGGCGCGAGAAGATCGGCGTGTTGTTCGGGGATCCCCGCACCACCCCGGGCGGGCGGGCCAAGAACTACTGGTTCACCAGCCGGGTCGAGTTGAAGCGGGATGAGTGGCTGACCGAGGGGGAGCGCCGCAGCCAGAAGAAGGTGGGCATAACCATCAAGGCCCTGACCAAGAAGAACAAGAGCTTCCCGCCCGAGCGGGTGGCCGTCTTCGACTTCTACTTCGATCACAACGAGGTGGGCATCTCACCTGGTGCGTATGACACCGCCAAGGAGTTGATCACTCTGGGCCTGGCCCTCGACATCTTCAGGGTCAAGGGCAGCTACTACCACCTGGGCGAGGACTCCTGGCACGGGCGTTCGGCCCTGGAAGAACAGTGTCGATGGGACTTGACGATGCAACAGAGGTTGCGAGATGCTGTCCAGTACCAGATAGTCAAGGGAAAGCCAGCAGAGGAGGCCGGTCCCTCCCCCCGCAAGCTGGTCAGGCAGAAGAAGTGAGTGTCCGTCAGCGGCTCCTGTTGTCGAAGCAGCAGGAGTCAGAGGGGATGAAGCGCTTTGGCGGTGTCCGGAACCCGCGTTCTGGTGCGCGTTGGGACCGCCGTAACGACGGTCGCACCGACACAGAACTCATCGAGTTCAAGCGCACAGATAACGCTCGCGGCATCCGCCTCCTCGCTGACGACCTCGACGCTCTCTACCAACACGCCGTGGCAGAGTGCCGCCTCCCTGTTCTCGGCTTTGAGCTATGTGGAAAACACTGGGTCGTACTCCCTGAACCCGACTATCACGAACTGGCTGCTCTACGACGAGCACCAGGTACTGGCGGCGATCTACGAGCGGATGAACATCGGGGAATGGAGCCATCGGGCCAAGTGTCACGGCCTGCCAGGAAACCTGTTCTACGCCGAGTACCAGCACAACAACAGCCAGGTCCAAGAGGCCCGAAGCGTGTGCCTGGGAACCCATCCGGACCACCCCGGTGTGTGCCCGGTGATCCAAGAGTGTCTCGACTACGCGATCAACAACGGGGAGAGGTACGGCGTCTGGGGCGGGTGTTCCGAAAGGGAGCGCCGCCGGATCAAGCGCCAGCGGCACCGTGAGGAAGCTCTCGCGAACGGGAACGTCATCCCGCTCGACACACCGCCCGGTGATCGACAAGAACCTGCGGGCGTTGTTAGAAACGACCAAGCGGGACACCCGACTCCTTGGCGACGTTCAAAGGCTCTTATTGCAGCCTGGCGAGCACAACGGGCCGAGGAACGATGCGCTGCATCCTTCTGAGATCTCCCACTCCGACTGGTGCCCCCGGGCCAGCTACTACCGCCTGGCGGGGGTAGTACCCCATACCGATCCGCCTGCCACGTACTGGCAGATGCAGATGGTCTTCGATGAGGGCAAGGAGATCCACCACAAGTGGCAAAAAAGGATGTGGGATCTAGGCCGGTTGTGGGGCACGTTTTATTGCCAGGATTGTCACTACGCCTGGGGCGCCACCGCCCCCCAGAATTGCGAGAAGTGCGGAGCCAGGCGGGAGTTCTTGCGCTACCACGAGATCCCACTGGCCAACCGGAACCTCAACATGGCCGGTCACGCCGATGGGGGGTTGGAGCAGAGCCTGGTGGAGATCAAGTCCATTGGCCTGGGCACCCTTCGGTTTGAGGCCCCAGGGCTGATCAAGGACCACACCTACCGCTTCAACATCAACGGGAAATCTAGAGAATTTCTAGATTACGACGGGCTGTGGGACGCCATTCGCAGGCCGTTCCCCTCCCACGTTCGACAGGGCGATTTCTACTGCTACCTGAGCCGCCGCTACGTCGAGGTGATCTTCATCTACGAGTGCAAGTGGAACCAGAGAGTCAAAGAGATGATTGTTCCGCACCGGGTGGAGCGCATCCAAGACCGGCTAGACATGTGCAGCAGGATCACCAAGGCGCTCCAGGGCGGACGAATCCCGGTATGCCCCTTCGATGGCTGCGCCGACTGTCAACGCTACGAGGAGAAGCATGCAGACAGAGGCCCCGTCCTCACCAGGCGAGCGGCGTCTGAAGCGCAGGCCCCCACTCGACCTGCACGAGACGCTGCTGAAAATGGTCAACGGCAGTCGCCGCGCCGTTTATCAAGATCTGGGGATCGATGAGCCAACCAGCCCCGACTTTCAACCGCCCAAGCTGGAGCCGGACATCGATGACCTCACCGATAAACAACTCATGGATCAGTTCGTCAAGTTCACCCGGTGGACCGATTATTTCCAGAACCAACTCGCCATCGAGGAGATCTACGAGCGCTACGCCGATGCGGAGGTGCGCCGCCTGGAGGGTCTGTACATGGCAGCCAACAAACCCGATCGGGTCACCGAGGCGGTCACCTGGGTGCGGGCGCAGATGGAGTCGGACCGGACCATCCAGGAGGCCCGCGACGCCCATCGGATCATCTACGCCCGCCGGAAGCTGAAGCAGATGCTGTTTGAGAGCGCCGAACGCGACGCCGCCGTGGTGAGCCGCGAACTGACCCGGCGCACTGACGCCAAGTCACCCGGGTACCGGCGTGCGGACCGAGGCGCCCCATGAGTGCCCGCACCTGGGTGGTGGAGGGCAAGGTGCTGGGCCGATTTTCCTATGAGTGTGAGTACTGCGGGTACTGCGGGGGCAACTACGCCAACCGGGAAGAGGCTGAGGTCTACGCCGAGATCCACGGCAGCATGCAGGTACCGGAGCACCGATGACTGACCTGGTCAACCACCCACCTCACTATGGCAGCCATCCCTCCGGTGTCGAGTGCATCGTCATCACCGAGCACTACAACTTCAATGTCGGCAACGCCATCAAGTACCTGTGGCGAGCGGGCCTCAAGGATGGGGTCGACCCGATCGAAGACCTGAGGAAGGCAGCGTGGTACGTCAACCGAGAGATCGAGCGACTGATGTTGCGGCCCATCTCTTCCGAACCACTGACACCTACCGCTGCGGAGTCTGCGGCGAGTACTGGGAACACCACAACCACCTGGAAGAACACAAACGAGTATCGACGTTCATGACCGACATCTACATAGGCATCGACCCTGGCTCCAAGAACTGCGCCCTGGTGGCCTGGTCACCAACCCGAGGGCTGATCACCACCTGGAAGCCCAAGCCCCCCATGCCGACAGGTGTGCTGCGCCTCCGCAAGCTGATGGTGGAGATTGACCGGGAACTGAAGAAGCTAGAGGTTCACGACGGCGTCATCAAGCAGGTGGCCATGGAGTCGTACTCCATGGCCGAGAAGTACGGCCAGCACGCCTCCGGTGAGATCGGCGCCGCCATCAAGCTCACCGTCCTGGCCCATTTCGCCAGCGATGACCGGCGGGCCTTCCCGGTACTGGTAGCCCCCCAGCAGTTAAAAAAGTTCGCCACCGGCAATGGAAACACGAAAAAAGAACTGCTACCGAAGGAAATATTAAAGCGCTGGGATGTAGACTTCAACGACATGAATATTGCTGAAGCGTACGTGCTGGCTCGTCTGGCATATGCTGTGGAGGCCAGACCCGAGGGCTTGACCCAGTTCCAGTGGGATGTGGTCACTGCCGTGGACGGGCGCACGGAATGGGTGGCCCTCCCGCAACGCCGACTGGTGCGGGTGGGCAGGTAGCCCCGCCGTAGGCTTTGGGCATGGCAGATCAGCGCAGAGTAGGACACGCGATTCGTCGCCGCATGGGTGCTTCCTCCAGCCATCTTGGTCAGGCTGGCGGTCCAGGCGGTTCCTGGAGTCCTCCGTTTGCAGCCTCTCCAGGAGGCGAAGCTGCTCTCTCCCAGGCCGAAGCCACAGCCCGGGGGAATGTTCAGGTTCCGATAGCAGGAGGTCGGTCTATGGGTACTAGTCATATCAAGGGTGTGCCGGATGAGTATCCGACCGGCACCGACACGGTTGGTCGAGGCGCCAAGCCGCCCCTGGGCGACAATGCCGCCTTCGCCAGCGGTGTGAGCGCCGGGGTCCAGGCAGAGCCACATCCGCCTCGCACCCGTGGCGGGCCGGAGTTGGCCAACGCCAGGCTCACGGTGTCGCCGTCGATGAAGGTGCCGCAGGAGTCACCGGTCCCGACGCAGGCCCAGGGCCGCATCGTGCCCTCGACGCCGAGCCGTCAGGGATCGTTCGGTGTCGGCCAGCAAGAAGCGGGGATGGGATGAGCGACCGAGGCGTCTTCCAGGGACCAGCGCCGCAGAACATCGGACCCGGCAGCTACGAGTACGCCCAGCATGTCAACAAGGAACCGCACGGGCCGACGTACGACATGGTTGTGAGTGAAAAAGCCGCTGAGACTAAAGACCCTCAGAACCCGCATTTTCTGGGACAGCTTCTTCCGGTGGCACATTCTCGCTCCGATGAGGTGCGTAGTTTTTTTGACGCTACGTCCATAACAGGGTAAACCCATGCCCAGGGGCGTCTTCACCCCGTGGCAATATCTGCCGCCATACAACTTCGGCGCGCCCGGCAATGCCAACACCGTTGGCGGCGGGGGCGGCATGGGGCCGTACTTCCGCGATGCCCTCGATGCTCGCCGGTCGATGTACAACCAGACGCCCGAGGCCATGTACCCCGACGGGTATCTGGGCACGATCAACACCAGGCGCCAGGACCGCCTCCTTGACAGCCTGAAGAACCGGGCCAACCAGCGGTCCTACACGCGCGGCGTCCACAAGGGTGAGCGGATCGATCCGGCTGACTACTTCTTCCCCCCTGAGCTACAACCCACCGCTGGCTTGACTCGCCAGATGCAGGCCGTGCCGGTGGACACCATGTTCCTGAACGAGCGCTACGCCCCCAAGCAGGAACTCGTGCCGCAGTTCAGTCCGCGCCAGCAGTCCATGTGGGGGGCCGATCCCGGCATCGGACGTACGACCCAGCTTAAGAAGCTGGCCCCACCCTGGAGGTAATTGTGGCCGAGAGCTTCGGACGACGACTGCTGCGTAAGGCACTACCCGGTCTGGGGGAAGAACAGACGACGTTCGCCACCCGCCCGATAGCCGGACCCACCTCAGGTCAGGGAGTGGGCGGATTTCTCCGGAACTTGGGTACCCAGTTCAACAACCCAGAGGTGAACCGGCAGGTACAGGGGCACGCCTACAACCTGGAGTACGCCCGTCATTTTCGCGACGCCGGACTGGGTTCCGCCATCCACTACACGATCACGGGCGAAGTTCCCCACGGCCTGCGGCACACGGCGCGGCAGCGCCAACAAGTGAACCGGCAGGTACGAGGCGTCAATCCCGGCCACGTCGAGGCCACACCGTGGGAACCCAGTGCAGAGGACTGGCGGCGGTCAGCGGGCGGGGGACGGCCCCCGACAGCCGACGAATGGAACCGGCAGCGTCGGGCACAGGCCAGAAATCAGCGTATGAAGAACGCCTGGGGCGCACCGGCTCCCTCTGAGGAGCAGATGGAAGAAGACGACTGGGCCGAAGGTCATCAGGCCGAGTCGCGGCGTCAGAATCGAGCCGCCTACAAACGCAACATGGGCACCCCGCAGAGGCGCCCTCCGGATTTCTCCGAAACCGGAGGTACGTCCGACCTCAAGGAGCACATCGAATCGATGAAGAGGTCAGGGCAGGACCGTAGCGATCTGCGTAGGTGGACGCCATGAGCTTTGTCTTTGACGAGTTCTTCCCCTTCGATCCCGGCCATGGCGCCAGCGCCAACTCCGCTCGCTGGCGGAAGATGGCCCAGCTATGGGCATCGGACGGTGTGCTGAACAACTACCTGAACGAGATGAACGCTACGCAGGCCGGTACCCAGGTCACGGTGCAGACCGGCGCCGTGTTCATCCACGGCTACTACGCCGAGCTTGCCACTCAGCAGACCTTCACCGTGGGGACGAACGGCACCATCGTGGCTCAGGTCAATATGGCCATCAACAGCGAGGTCATCAACCTGGTCTATCGCGACGGCGTGATCGACTACGGCAGCAACCCGGCCAACAGCTACGAGCAAGACGCCAACATCTGGGAGATCCCCATCTGGCTGATCAGCGCCGGGAGCCTGGTCGACCTCCGCACCAAGATCAACCCAGCCACCGGGTTGCGGTGGTGGGCGCAGTCCGCCGCCGCGGTATCGATCCCGACCTCTACCACCAGTAACTTCATTTTCGGTACAGCCCGCATCCCCTACAAGGCCACCGGCTTTCTGCATGGCACTCTGCTGCTGCAGTTCTCGGATCTGAGCATCGCCCAGACGGCCCCTTGCACCATGGTGTACCAGAACGGAGCCGGGGATCAGCAACTCAGTCCCACGGTCACACCGTCGATCTCGGGGGGCGGACCAGCCGGTCAGAACATTTGGATGCCGGTTGCTCTGACTGGCTCTATACCGGTCACACAAGGAAAGAAGACCTTCGGATGGAGAGTGACATGCGGGAGCGGGACAGCGGGGATCCAGGTGGCGTCGATGACGCTGAGCCTGTGGACGGGGGGAGTAACCGCGGCGGCGTAATCACTTATGTCCTCGATGAGGATGGCACCCTGATCAACGAAGAGACGGGCGAACCGGTGCCCGTCCAGGAAGACCTGGTTCCCACCGAGACGCTGCCCGATTGGCTGTGGAAGCAGCACCTGTCCCAACCACCGCAGGAGCCTGAAGAATGACCGTAGTTGATAGCTACTTCCCGTTCGACAGTGGCACCGGATCCATTGCCACGCCAGCCCACTGGCGCTCCATGTCGCGAAACTGGCAACCGCCAGGAGTCATCCCTGGTATCAGCAATCAGTGCAACCCAACCATCGCCGGGTCCGTAGTAACAGTCAACACCGGAGCGATGTGGATCGACGGCTTCTACGGAGAGATCACCATCGCCAAGACCGTCAGCGTGAGCGGTAACGGCATGGTCGTTGGGCGAGCAGACCCCAATGACAAGACAATCAAGATCTATTTCGTAGCCAACCAGACCGTTCCAGCCCAGCCTGCGAACACCACGGGTATCTACGAGATACCTATTGCCCAGATCACTGGCACCACACTCGCGGACATACGTCAGTACAGCTACGGGCTTGTCGTCCCGTGCGGTCACGCCGCCGCGAACAACCAGACCATCCAGACTGCTGACGGCACCTGGTTCCAGATCGGATATCTGGGCACGAACTGGTTCAAAGGCGGAATGGGATTCGCAGGCAGCACCATGACCGTACCCACCGATGGGGTGTACCACGTCGATGCTTTGGTCACCTACCAGGCCAGCAACAACGTGGTGCCAGCCGGTCGTTACGTCTGTGGTATCCGCCAGAACAATGTCACCATCGCCCAAGGGGAGGATCATCCTTCCGTCAGTGCCTTCCCGCAGCCGAAGTGTTCAGTTCTGGCGAACTGCAAGGCGAAGGACACCATCAACATGTGGGGCTGGAAGCAGAACGGAGGCGTAGCCGTAGCTTCTTATGGCATTAACTGGATGTGCTATCTGTCAGTGGGATTTATATCGCGATGACCTTCGTCCTGCCCGCCCAGTTTCGGCAGCTTCCTCCCATCTGGGAGATCGCCCAGCCCTTCAAGATTGGTGATTCCAACGCCATTGCTTTCGACCAGGATCCATACATGTGGGCACGCAACCACATCCTGGCGCTGCTCTTGACCAACCCGGGCGAGCGGGTCATGCGACCGAACTACGGCGTCGGCATTTACAGCCTGGTCTTTGAGAACGACAACCCGTTAATGGAGGCCCAGATCATCGCCGCCATCAACTCGGGTCTGTCTGCCTACGAGCCGAATATCACCGTCAACGAGTGTGTGTTCGTGCCTCAGCCGGATTATTCGGGGGTGATGGAGATTCAGATCGCCTTCACGGTAGGCAGCGCCCCGAGCATCTACAGCATCGCCTTCACTGTTGGCGGCAACACCGTCGAGGTGAGCCAATGAGCAACCTGCCAGTCTCCCTGGGCACCGTGTCCGATGTGATGACCGGCGACATCGTCGTCCCTCCCATCGACTACACCTCCCGCGACTACGCCTCACTGATCAACGATCTGCTGAACCTCATCCCGAGCTACCTTCCAGAATGGACCGACCGGTCCCCGGGCGATTTCGGGATCGTCCTCCTGGAGTTGTTCGCCTACGTGGGCGACATCCTCAACTACTACTCGGACCGCATCGCCAACGAGGCGTTTATCGGCACGGCCCAACAGCGGCAGTCGGTCCTCAACATCGCCAACCTGCTGGACTACACGCCGCACGGCAACGTGGCGGCGACCTGCACCCTGCAGTTCAGCATCTCATCACCTGCCCCCGTACCGGTGCTGATCCCAGCCCAGACGCAGGTCGCGACTGCTCTCAGCGGCATCCAGCAGATCATCTTTCAGACTTCCCAGGATCTGTGGATCTTCGGAGACGGCATCAGCAATACCAAGACCGTCACCAGCAACGGCCAGGCCAATCAACAGATCGTGCTCAGCGATCCCGGTGTCGGGTACCCGACTTACTACTTCACCGGGGGGAGCGGCAATCAGAGCGTCACTGTGGGCGGCACGGCCTGGACCCTGGCCCCCAACAACACCTTCGTAGGCCAGCCGAACACCGCCACCATGTACACCGTCGTCGGCGGTAACCCCAATGCCATACCCCCCGTACCACCCAACATCGTCAAGTTCGGGAACGGCACCAACGGCGCCATTCCAGCCAACGGCGCTTCCATCGTGGTCACCTACCAGCCCAAGGCGCCCAACACCTACGTCGATTTTGTCAGCGCCACGCACGGCTCCACCAACGCAGGCGAGGGCATCGGGATCTCGGACGGCACCCCTAACCAGCAGTTCACGCTCTTCAGCACCCCGGTGGTGGATGGCACCATCGTCGTCTACGTGGACGAAGGCGGGGGGCCGGTGAAATGGACCTACCACCAGCGCATCGTGGATGCCTTCTCTGCCGAAGCGGCCTACACCTACACCACCAACGCCAACGGCGTCGTCACCATTGTCTTCGGTGACAACGTGGCCGGTCGCATCCCGGCCCCGGGCGCCTTCATCACCGCTGACTACATGGTGGGCGGCGGTGCTATCGGCAATGTGGCGGCAGGCTCGCTAACCCAGTTGATGAGCGGGCCGGACGCCATCACCGGAGTTCTGAACACCACCGCAGCCACGGGTGGCGCCGATGTCGAGTCGACCGACCACATTCGCATCCATGCGCCTCTGTCGATCTCGGCCATCAACCGGGCGGTATCTCTAGACGACTACGCCGCCCTGGTGCTGAACATCCCCAGCATCGCCAAGGCGTCGGCCATGTCGACGCAGTACAACGCCGTCAATATCTACATCCATCCGGCGGGCAACTTCATGATGACCGGCCCCAACGACACCACCGGCCAGGCCGCGCTGCAAAACCGTGTCAATGCCCTCCTGCCCTCGATCACCAACGTGGGCATGACCGGCTATATGGACGACAAGAAGATGGTGGGCATGTCAATCGTCGTTCTGGCTCCGCAGTACAACAACGCCGGGGTGCTCTCCACCGGCTATGTCCCAGTGTGCGCCAGCGTGACCGTGCAGGTGTTGCCGCAGTACCACGCCTCCACTGTGCAGGCAGCCGTACAAGCCGCGATCTACAACCTCATGCTCTTCTCGGTGGTGGACTTCGGCAGTCGCATCAGCCTGTCGAGCCTGTACCACGCCATCATGGACCTGGAGGGCATCGACTACGTGAGCGCGGCCAGCATGTGGCGCAACGAAAGCCCGGGTTCCCCAGGAGACATCGTCTGCGCTCCCTACGAGATCCCCATGGCGTACTCCGTCAGCGTGACGACGACAGGAGGCATCGTCTACTAATGCCTGCCGCTTACCCCAACGCCCTCAAGGTCTTCCAGGTATTCCACGATTACACGGACATCATCTGGGCGCAAAATATCACGGAGATTCAATGGGAGATCGTGGCTCTGGAATCGATGGTAGGGACGAATCCCTTCACCGGCACGCCCTATTCCACCGTAGGTGGGGCCATCCAGGATCTGTACAACAACAAGGCCCCGATCAACCACACCCATACCCACAAGAACCTGCTGGACGACACCAAGGGCAACGATCACCCGCAGTACATGCAGATCACCGGTTACCCCGGCTTCTCCCATCCCGTCACCGGCAAGGCAGGCACCAACTCCAACGACCTCGTGCCCCTGGGCCAGCTTCAGGGCATGGGCTACCAGAACTCGGCCCAGGTCCAGGCCGCGGTCAACGCCTCCCTGGGGAACCTGATGGCTGGAGGCTGGGGAGGAGCGCCGCTGGCGGGCCACGCCATCTCGCCCAACTGGCGCATCCAGGGAGGTCTGTACTCCGGTTGCACTGACGGCTCTGGGCGCATCACTGTGCCGTTCAACCCTGGCTATCCCCACTGCGTGCAAGGCTTCGCTTCTACGAAGCTGCCACCCCAGGGCGGTGGTCCCTGCCCGCCCTACAACTGGATCGAGGCCCAGCAGACGTTGGTGGGTGTGTCGGGTACGAGTGCCACGCTGCAGTTCTCTCACGATTACTCCTGGCAGCCCAACATGTGGGTTTCCTTCACCTGGATCGTGATAGGGAACTAATGCCCACTCCACCGCCGGTACCCGCCGCTCAGCGCTACCCCGTGGCCATTCGGGACTTCGTCACCTACCTGAACCAGCCTTGGAACACCAGCAAGAACCTGGTCACTACCAACCCCAATCCGCCTCCGGCCACCATCACCACCGATCTCACTCTCTTCCTGGCGGCGGTCAACAGAGATCTGCAGACCGAGATCCTCAGTCTGGAGAAGACCATCGGGATTCGGCCCTTCACAGTGCCGAGAAATCCCACGCTGGGGAAGTCGATCCAATGGCTGTACAGCCAAATCTCTCCCGGGTCCATCGACGCTCGTGGCGCTATTAACCCGCTGCCCACGCCCTCGCACACCCACCCCCACAAGCAGTCCGCGGCCCTGGATGCCGATGATCACCCGCAGTACATGCGAGTCGACGGCACCCGCGGCTTCACCAAACCAGTGACGGCCCCGCCTGGCTCACATGTCAATAACCTGATCACCCTGTCCCAGGCCCAAGGGGCGGGCCTGACAGCGGCGCAGGTCCAATCCATCATCAACTCCACCCTGGCCAACACTTCCGACTACCCCATTACCGGCCCGACCGCTGGTCGCTGGACCATGGCAGGCGGCTATTACTACGGTCCCAGTGACCGCTACGGCAACATCTGGATCGACTTCAACGCCTGCAATTTTCACCAGGTGCTGTCCTTCGTCTATATGAAGATGCCGTTCCCGGGCGGCAGCATGCTGGGCTGGCCCGCTTATCAGTACATGGAGGATCAACTCATCCTCCTCACCCTTGATAATCGGGGAGCCACCATCCAGTTCATTGAGGACATCGTGGTAGACCGCTCAGCCACCGTGGCCATGACTTGGATCGCCTTGGGGCGCTGATGGGCGTCTACGGCATCGACTTCTATGGAGTAGGTCGCTTCGGCCCTGACCCTCAGGTCATCCGTCCGGACTTCTCGGTGGCGCCATTCAAGTCCACACCGCTGGACTACTCCACTTTGCACCTGACCTGGCATAAACCTGTCTCGACCGACTGCACCTCGCTGCGCCTGGTTCGCAATGCCCACAACTTGCCCCAGGACGGTGGCCAGCCACCTGGCACCACCAATGACAGTGACGATCCTTCGTTGACCGGTGGCGTCGGCCCCCAGGCAGACGGGTTCACGCTCTTCACCGATAGCGTCGACCGTCCTCAGAGCTTCACTGATCCTGGGCTGGGATCAGGGTTCTTCTACTACACCATGTGGGGCTGGTCCAACACCAACTCGATCTGGGTGCGCTGCTCCGACCTCATCGGACTGGTGCCCATCAACTGGGGGTACGGGTGGCGGCTCTACGGCCTGCTGCCGATGGCCTACCGCGACGCCGACATCGTGCTAGTCGATCCGTACAACCCCTGGCCGGTCGACAGCCCGACCCCTCCGCTGCAGCGCTACCTGCAACTCATCGGCTTCCAGTTCGACTTCATCCGCACCGAGCTTGAGTCGCTCATGAGCATCAACGATCCCCAGAACTGCTCCGGAGCGCTGCTGCCCTTGCTGGCTCAGCAGTTCGCCCTGGTGCATGAGCCGGAGATCGGCATGCAGCAGGAGCGGCAACTCATTCAGAACGCCGTCCACCTATACAAGTTGAAAGGCAGCCCCCGAGGTCTGACCGAGTTCGCCTCGATCATGACCAGCTACCCAAGCACCTCCCTGGTCCACCATGGCTACAACGTCATGCTCACCCAGGACGACTCGGTGTTTGCCGATAGCGTGGGCACCTGGCAGCCCTGGCCTCCCGCCCCGTCTGTCGTACCGGTACCCACCAATCCGCCTGTACAGGTGAAAACCTTCCCGACCATTACCGGTAGCAACCTGGGCCTGACCATGGCCTACAACCCCAACATGTTGAGCGGTCCGACATCGATCCCCAACATGACCAATCCGCTGTCGCTCTACCCCAACTTCAATCCTGGCCCGCCGGTTTACAACTACAGCGGGATGGCGATGCAAGCCGCCGGGACGAACGTCATACCGGCACCCAACTCCTCTTTTGAGGACGGGACCGTGGGCGCCTGGGCTGCTGGGGCCAACACCACCCGGGCCAACTATGCGGGCCTGGGATCAGTGGGGACACACTCGTTGGGCATCACGTCCACCCACCCGAACAACAACGCCACTGTTACCTACTCGCTGTCAGTGACACCGTCGCCCGCCCAGGGCACCACCTATCTCGTCACTGCCGACTTTCAGAGTCTGGGCAACAACCGGAACGTCTATCTGACCGCGCAGTTCTTCAACGCCAGCGGGACTTCTCTGGGGCCTCCCAATAGTGGCCCCCAGCAAACCGAGACAACAGGCGACTGGGTGACCGCCATCGTGGTCGGTACCGTGCCCGCCGCCAACGCCACCAGCGCCACCATCACCGCCACCATCCTGAACTGTGCCAACAATGAAGAGCACCTCATGGACAACGTGTGGGCCGGTCGCGGTGGTCAAGACATCTACATCACCACCGGCCCCATCCCCATCACTGAGTTCATGTCCTCCGGTTACGGTCCCGGCAACATCGCCTTTCGGATCCAGATGTGGTCACCTGTGGCTCGTCAGGTCAATCTCTCGTTGTGGGGCGACCCCGGTACTGGCACGCCCGTGCAGATTATGGGCGAGACTTCGTTCAACGAGACGGCCAACACCTGGGTCATGATGACGATCAGCCCGCCCAAGGGGACCATCAACCCGTACCCGAGTACCGCGCCACCAGGCGTGTATCCGCCTTACGGTCCGGCCTCGTACTACTGGATCTACCCCCGGGTCCACATCGTCGGTGTCGGAACCGAGTCGCACTACATGACGCTGTGCGGGGTGTGGAACTGCACCCCGGCGCAGATCGGGGTGGAGACACCCGTCTACGACTATCCCCGCGACGTGAAGATCGTCATGTCCCCGCAGCAGTCCAATCTGCTGTCCAACACCCTCACCACCTTTACCCGTGTCAATCCGAATCCGCCGCCCGCGCAACTCGGTATCGGCTTCGACGGCCTCAGCGCCTCCTCCGATCCGACCGTCCTCCCCGGCACACTCACCGGCACCATGGTCGTTCGTTACCAGACGGTCGAGGATGTCTTGGGCACCATCGCCCTCAACGGCACCGCCGCCCTGGAGATGGACACCAACGGACCCGGCGCCACAGTGTGGTTCGGCAAGGTGGTCACCTTCTCGACCCCACCGGCCAGCCCCAACGGCTGGTTCGCCAGCCCTCGCACCAGTGGACCTACCGTGGCTACCTTGTCCGCCACCCTATCGACGGCTGGCCCGATCACCTCGTTACCGGTCACTGCGCTGCCAAATAGTATTTCGGCGGGACCGCTGACGATCGCTTCTGGCTCCAATCTCCAGACCTGGAAGACCACAGGGGCCGCAGCAAATGCCACATCCATCCCGGTCACTTCTCAAACTCCGAATTTCGCCTACCCGTCAACCACGCCAGTCCAGGCGCCGACACCGGTCTATACGGATGGGAACACCAACGACTGGTTCTTCGGCGCCGTCATGGGATCAGCCACATCGCGGCCCTGGGTGGATCCTGAACCCGGCATTCCTCCAACCAACTCCTGGTTCTTCATCAACGGGAATTATTTCGGTCTGGGTACCGGCATCGTCCAGGGCGTGTGGTTCGCCGTGCCGCCCCAGCCTCCTCAGACCAGTAACCCGCAAGCCTTGCAGCCCTTCAACGTGCAAGCGGGTCAGCCTTTCAACTTCAGTGTTTTTGCCCGGTACCAGTCGGTGATGGACCCCTCCAACGCTCAGATGATCCTGGGGTTCCGCTGGTATTACTCGGACGGCACCTACGTTGAAACGTCCACCACCACCGCCATCACCGATACGTACCAGCGCTACGCCGTGGCCCCCGGTGCCAGCACGGCCTACCTGGGCGAGCCACCCGCACAAATCAACCCGCCCACCGGTAACCTGCCCATCCAGGTTTTTCCGTTCGTGCGATTCCCGGCGGCGCAGACGGCCAGCTTCCTGCTCAACTCGGCCATGCTGTCACCGACCGTGCTGCAGCCGCAGAAATATATGGACGCCACGTCGTACTCGTCAGCCACAGGGGATTTTATTCAAGACCCCAGCGGAGCCAGCTATCTGTACAAGCAGCGCACCCCACGCATCGCCCGGTTGAACATGGAACTGTATCGTTGGCTACCCATGGGTAGTACCTACACGATCAACTACATGTCCGGCGCGGTCATGCCCCCGCTGGATCCCACCCTGTGGCCCTAGATGCCAGCCGACATCGGGTACGTCTTCCTCATCGGCTTCGGCTCCGTACGACTCACCGAGTTGTACAAGGAGATCACGCTGCGTATCGGGCTGCACCAGCCCGCCTGGTGGAAGAGCTTCATCAACATCCTCATCTGCGCCACCCTGGTCCTCCTGGTGCAACACCGAGTCGCCAGCACCAGGATCCTCATAGCTCTGGCAGCGTCCGGTGTGGCTATGCTGCTGCATGCCGGTGACACGGTGCTACGTCACTACCGTGACGAGATCGTGAGTGAGGTACTGGCTAAGCGTCAGTCCAGGCGCCGATGATGCTGGACTTGTAGTACCCCATCAGGTATGGTGCTGGATGTCTCCTAGTCCAGCCGGAGAAAGCGGTACCGAGGCCCTCCCTTCCAGTCAGGGGAGGGCCTCAAACATTCTCCGTTGAAGATTGCTCAGGGACCGACTCGGGCCACATACGACCGGCAATAGTGGCTCCATCCCCGTCAACAGCGACAACAGGGGAGAAGGAGCGAACCTCATGCCACGAGGGTCCAAATCAGCAGAAGGGATCACCATCGGATTCCTGGGGACCGGAGTCAAGGCGGTCGACCCGGCCACCGACCTGATCGAGGAGTACATCAACCAGGCCGTCAAGCCCGACGAACCGGCCCGGTTCGTCTTCCCACTCACCACCGACGAGTTCTCCGACTCCATGGCCGATCTGGCCCGCATGGCGCGGAAGTCCTCGATTACCTACGAGGTCATCAGCCACCAGGGTGACCGCAACCGGCGCCTCTTCACCGAGGTGGCCCAGGGCGCGGCCAAGCAGTACTACGTCACCGACGTGTGGACCCAGATGGAGGCGATCTTGGCCGACGCCCCCAAGGCGGCACTGTTCGTGCTGCCCGACGAGCAGCGTCAGCAGGAGATCGACAACGTCTGCGCCAAGTTCCTCGACGCCGACATCCCGGTGCTGAACCTGCTCGACAACCTCATCGCCCTGGAGTTGGACGAGGACGACACGGTGGCAGTAGCGGAGCCGGTCGAGGAGGTCATGAGCGACGGCGCCCAGGGCGTCGAGGATGAGGACGAAGAGCCGCAGGCAGAGGGGGAGCCTGAGGAGGACGCGGGTGAGCCGCCCCTGATTGAGAGCGGTCCGGACGACTACACCCGCGTCGAATTGGAGAAGATGAGCCACGCCGAGGTGAAGGACATCGCCGTAGGTATGGGCCTGGCTCCGCGCAAGGCCCGAGAGAACATGATTCTGGCCATCCTGGAAGCTCAGGGGACGCCTGACAGCGCCCCAGTGGCCTCTGTGCGGTCGCAGGGGGCGCCAGAGACTGCAGTGGCCTCTGTGGAGCTTCTGGAAGGCTTCGGGAAGGCCCTGGACGACTTCGGCAACCGCTTCTTCACCGGCCTCGATGAGTGGCTCACCAAGTTCAGCCTGGCGGCTGAGGGCTTCGCCTTCAACACCACCCCCGAACAGCCAATGCCGGTCGAGCAGGATGAGGAGGAGCAGCCACGCCGCCGCCTGATCCGCTCGCGGTGATGGCCGACGAGGAAACGCCGGACGCCGATGAACCAGAGCCACTGCTCTACGACGCCGACGCCGCCGCCCGCATCCTGGGCGGCATCAGCAAGGCCATGGTGTACCGCTACGTGCAGTACAAGCAGTTGCACCCGGTGAAGCTGGGCACCCGCACGCTGTTCACCATGGCCGAGCTACAGCGATTCGTCAGGGAGCGCCAACAGGCCGGATGAAGTCGCTCTGCAGGTTCAGCCACTGCTCGTGGGTTGGGCTGTCCTGCACGATGGCCCAGCCGTCGCTGGTGATGGCGTTGATCCGCCCTGACCCAATCTGACTCTGGCTGTGCGGGCCACTGGGGGCGGTGCGGTACTCTACGTATCCCCCCACCTGGAGGACGGGCGACTCCCCCGGCCCGTCCTCCAGGACTTCCTCTTCTTCATCATTCCCGTCGATGGCGCCCCACACCGCGGGCGGGGTGGGGGAGTGGGTGGCGATCAGGGACAGACCGTGGGACTCCAGCCAGCGGCGCAGGCCAACCGGCGGATCGAGGTGGTCGAGCAGATCGTCACCCGCCAGGGACAGCGCCGCCAGCATCTGGTCCGCGACCTCCTCAACGCGGTCGCCCTGGTATTCCTCCAGGACGATGCAAATGGTGTCGAAAGTGACCTCACGGCTCACTCACACAAGCGTAGGTAGCGAGCCGCGACGGACGTTCGCCGTCTGGAGGAAATGGTCCTCGTCATGGCGGATCTCGATCATCTGCATCAGCCAGGCATCGCCCTCCGGCAGCATCTCGTAGAAGCCGTCCCGGCCAGGCGCCCCACGGGGGTGACAGCAGAGGCGGGCCTGGAGGCTGCCGTCCGGCTTGAGCAGGTCGACGTTTCCACTTTGACCTTCCGCTCTGATGCAATAGCGACGGCCCCGGCTGCCGGTCACGAAGAAGCGACCGTGGTGTTCCAGTTCGGCCTTCTGCTCGTCATCAAGGAACTCACCCAGGAGCGAACGGGCACGAGCGCGAGCCGCGCTGCGGCGCTCCATCCGCTCGCGGTTCTGGCGCTCGTAGACCTCCCGGGCGGCACGAAGCTCGTCTGGAGTCTGGACCGTCTGACCGTAGGTGGTGATCGTGCCCTGACCCATCTGGATCCACTGGCCCCACACCTCGTTGGAGTAGGTGGGCGTGTAGATCGTGGTGTTGGCGCTGGTGGTGATGGTGGTGGCGGTGTTCCAGTTCGACCAGGACAGGTCCGTGGTGGTGTAGCTGCAGTTCTGGGTCCAGGGGTAGTTGGTGGTGACGTAGTTCGTGGTGGTGGCCGTGGTGGTGTAGTACTGCTGCGGCCAGTAGGTCTGGGCGGGCATCAGCCCCCCTGCAAAGCAGGGGCAAAAATGATCTTCTCGGCCTGGGGATCGAACTCGGTGATGCGCTGGTCCTTGTCGCCCTTGCGGGTCACCGACCACGCCTGCATACCTTTCGCCTTCATGCGATCGAACAGCGAGCGGGCCTCTTCGACCTCGACGGTGTTGTTGCGGTCCCAGATGTGCTTGGTATCGCCCGTCGAGTCGAGGATGACGATGACGCCGCCCTCGTGCTCCTCGATGCGGTTGGCCTCTGCGACCAGTGTTGTCATGGTTTCTCTCCTTGGGGTTGTCCTACTGGGATCTCGTTTCCTTGCTCATCGACAGGAGGGAATTTGCCCGACCCGTAGCAAGCTGGGCACACAATCTCATTGCCGTCAACCGCGGCGATGACGTGCCCGTGCCCGTGGCAGAAGCCACACTCCCCGGCCCGGTAGTGGTCACTGGGCTTGGGCATCGCAGATCACCCGCACCAGCTTGACCGTCTCGGCGTGGCCCTCGCGGGCCTCTTCTTCGGTGGCATAGCGCCACTGCTCCAGATGAAGGTCGCCGCCGAAGATCATGGTTTCAAAGATCCTGAGCGGGCCACCTGGCATCCACTGGTGGTTCAGCCCCAGCCAGACGGTGGACACCTCCACCGGCTCGTCACCCATGATGAACACGTCCTTGCAGATGACCTTGTACGCCATGTCGCCCAGCAGCCTCGACCATTCCATCATGGTGATGGGGTTGCCCGCCTTGTCGAAATAGAGGTGCTTGTCACCGAAGTCGGGCAGGTCGGGCAGGCTCACTCGTCGCCCTCGACCTCGATCTTGACGAAGGAGATGCCGTCCTGCTCAAACTGCGTCTCGATCCACTCGGGAAAGCTCATCTTCCGCCTTGTGGCCTCAGCCATGGAGTTGAGCATGGCGTGGCGTCCCATCAGCCAGCCATCGCGATAGCCCCGCTTGTACCACAGCGGCATGAAGCAACTCAGCAGCATCAGCACGGCGAAGGTGGCCGACTGAACGTAAAGGCCCAGGGCCAGGCTGACACCCATCCCGGCCCCGGCCGCGATGGCGAAGATCATGTTGGTCAGAACGACCGGGTGGCGTAGGAGCTTCTTCACCGCATTAGAGCGCGGACTGTTTCACGTATTACCAGGGGCTTGTCAGCAGGCCCCTTTTGGTACGCCTCGATGAGCTTGGGCCGGTGGGTCTGCTCCTTGGCATACCACTGGTTGCGCCAGTGCCGTCCCACCAGCCAGCGATGACTCCACTCCACGGCGCTGCCCCCGCCGGACGGGGTGCGGGTAGTCGGCTCCCGCAAGCGGATCACCCGCACCTCGTCCAGCTTGCGGCCCTCGCGCTGCGCCTGCCGCGCCGCAGCACGCCCCCCGGGCCGCTCAACGGACTCCACCACGATCCGCTGGCTGCACAGCGCCCAGAAGGTGGCCAGCAGCTTGCGATCCTCCACGATGGACGCCTTCTGCGTCTCACTCTCGTAGGGCGGAACGAAGTTGAACTCCGAGGTCATGATGTCCAGGGGCCACTCCGACCCGCCCGTGGGCATGAGCCGGTTGGGGTAGACCTCCCGAAACCGGTCCTTCATGCCATCGGTGAGGCCCCGGTACAGGCCGACGAGATCCCGCCAGGCGTAGGTTTCGGCGGCGATGACGGGGCCGATGCGGTAGAGCGTGGCCGCGCCCCAGAGCATGGCCGAGGTGTAGATGGTCTGGCCGTTCTCGGCGTCGGTGCCGGGGACGGACTTGGCGAACATCACGAAGGCGTCGGGACAGGGCGGCTGGGGCAGGCAGTCGGGGATGGAGGGGGCCAGGGTGGTGATCACGTCGGTCATTTCCGGTGACACCCAGTACAACTCGGCCCGCCGGAACGTCTCCTCCATCCACCAGCGAGCTTCCTCTGCCTCGCGAGTGCGGTTGCCGGACCAGCCCTCGATCTTGTTGCGGCCCTGCAGGGCGAACTGGTGCTGCCACTCACCGGGGTGGGACCACCAGCGCACTAACTGCTGGCGCTGATGAGGCACGTCGGTGGGGCGCACGGCCAGGTGGAACTCCTCCGGCTCGTTGGGCTGCGGCTTGCCGCCGTGGAACAGATCCGCCACGTCCTCAGCCGAACCACCCAGGTGCTTCTTGCCCTTGCGGACCTCCAGGTTCTTGCCCCCCTGGTACTCATGGCGGATGATCTCCAGGGCCTGGTCGGTCATTTCGTCGCCCTGGAAGGTCATCGCTGTCCAGCCTGCCAGCCACACCAGTCGGAGTGGACCACAACCAACTCGGTGCGATCCTTGAGCATCGAGATACTGACCAGCGGAGTGCAGGTGCAGCCCTTCTGTTTGTCCTCCTCCAGGTAACGCTCGATGCGGTCGGGGTCGGGCCTCAGTGCGGGATCGGCCATGCCTGCCTCGTGGTAGGGGTGTACACCCATTTGATCTGACGGATCGGCTCACCCTCGCGCCACTTGTTCCAGGCCGTGATGACGTAGGCGGCGAAGCGGTAGTCGGGCGCCCGCCCCCGAGTGTGGCGCTTGGCCGCGTCGTCCACCGACCACTCCCGCAGCCGCCAGATGGGGTCGTTGGACTTGAGGCCGGTGCCGTCCTTCCAGGACTCGAAGAAAATCTCCACCTCGTTGTCGATGTTCTCGTCATCGATTTTCCGGAGCCGATGGTAAAGGGCCAGGGTGGGGCCGGGGCGCACCTTGAGGATGCGGTTGATGGGCTGGATGCGGGGCGCCTCTTCGTTCAGTTCCGCGTTCTCCTCGTAGAGCTTGAGAAGCTGGCGCAGGGAGGGGCGTTGGGAGGGATCGGCGTAGTGGGCGATGCCGGTGGCTTCGGAGTACTCCAGGCGGTGCAGCCAGAACAGGGCGCCGGAGATGTAGCTGGCGTACTTGGAGACGCCCCGGCGCTGAAGCTGATCGCCCAAGGTCCGCTTGAGGCCCTGGTCCATCACCTCCTGGGCCTTGGGCGGCACGCCTCGCAGCACCAGGAAACGGGCGGACACCCCGGTCACCACCACCGCGCTCAGCCGGTGCTGGCCGTTGAGCAGGGTGTCTTCGGCGTCGAAGACCAGGGCATCGCCGGTCAACTCCCACTCGCCCCGCTCCAGGATGCCCGACAGGTTGAGCACCCGGGCCTCCCGCAGGTTGCGGTTGTCCACGTTGCCCTGCAACCAGTCCTGGGCCATCTTGGGGGTGACGGTGACGATGCTGACCCTCTCCTTGGTCTGGACCCTGCCGTTGGTGGTGGTAGTCACGCGGCTGCCTTCTTCCTGGTCTTCTTGGCCGGGGCGGGAACCTCCCCTCCGACCTGGTGTGCCTTCTCCAGTTTGCCACGAAGAGTGTCAAAAAGTGCCTCACGGAAGACGGTACGTTGCGGGGCGCCTTTTATTGAGTAGCCCTCTGCGTAAATATACCGCCGCCCCATCACCTGGCCTTTGAAGTCAATATTGTCATGCCGTTCGGTGTGACAGCGGGTGCAGCGCAGAGATAGACGCCAGCCGTATAGTGGCGCCTCCAGGTCGATGGGGTTGAACTCGTCCCAGGCATGGCCGTAGCTGCGGCACTTCACATGGGTCGGATCGAGGGGGGCGTCGAGGTAGGGATCGACGGTGATAGAGGCAGTCGCACTTGGCATATATAGGTGCCTTCCGGTTCCAGCCTGGTGAGGCGTATTTTCGCGGGAGTGTAGCACCGGCCCTGTGGACAACTCGCGGTTGGTTGTGTAAGGCTGCCACATTCGTTGTGACTACGAAAGGAGCGCCCTTGGCCCTCTAGGGTTCGCAGCGTTGCGTTCCCGCACTTGTCCGCCTAATCATAGGAGTGACCTTTGCGTCGAACAACAGTCCTACTGTTTTCCCTCGCCGCCGTCTCCGGCGGCGTTTTGTTTACCGGTGCCTCTGCCGGGGCACAACCCCGACCAGCTATGGAGCCTGTGGTGGCAGCCAGTGATGCCGTTCCAGTTGCGGCTCCGGTGGTAGTGAGGGTGCAGGCGCCGTCCCTTCCCAAGGTCACCGTTGTCGCCGGGGACACCCTGTGGGGGATCGGCACCCGCACCCACCGGTCATGGCCAGCGCTCGCCAGCTACAACCGGATTCCCAATCCGGATCTGATCTACGTGGGCCAAGTGATCACCATCCCGCCCGCGAGCTACCAGGCTCCGGTCTACGTACCCGCTCCGGCCCCTCGCTACTCACCTCCTGTCGTCTCAGTCCAGCCGAGGCGTACTTATAGCACGTCAACGGCCACTTCGCGTGCAGCCTCCAGTGGGGGTGGAGGGTACAGCGGAGGGTACAGCGGAGGGTCGGGGGTGTGGGGCTGCATCGCCCAACACGAGTCGGGGGGCAATCCGGCCACCAATACCGGCAACGGTTATTACGGTGCATTCCAGGACACGCTGGGTTCCTGGCAGTCGGCAGGAGGAGGCCCGGGACTGCCCTCTGACTACAGCTATAGCGAACAACTCCAGGTGAACCAACGCATTCAAGCCCAGCAAGGTTGGGGAGCCTGGCCGGTGACAAGCGCCATGTGCGGTGCTTAAATGACCCCATAACTGCCCCCCGGCAGTCTCAATAGACGTGGGGCGTCTAACTAGACGTGAAACGTCTAATGAGAGTCGCAAAAATCCCCGGTTCCAGGGTGGTGGACCGGGGATTTTTGTTGTTAGGTGGGACGGTTAGCCTGAGGGGGTGGCGAGGCATATCAAGACCACCGTGTCCCCGGGACACCCGGGGCGGGCGCAGGCCGATCACTGCCTCGCCGCCCCGCCCCCACCTCCTGGAAAAAATCGGCTACCCTGGAGGCGTGAGCTATGACCGATATATTGCCTGGCGCCGCCTGACCCACAACGGGGAGCGCAGCCGCGAGCAGATGTCGGCGTCAGAGCAGGCCGAGTGGGATGCCCTGGGCATCCAGGAGAGCGTGCTGCTGGAGGGCAGCTTTGAGGAGGCCAAGCTGGCCTACGAGGCGATCACCAAGGGTGACGCCTAAGCTGGAGATGTGAGCCGGGAAGCACTGGGGCCGCAGTTCGATGACATCGAGATCCGTCATCACCGCGACGCCCTGGACACCCCCGAGCATCCCCTGCACATTCTGGAGGCGTACCACCAGGGCACCTACCTGGGCGGGCTGGACTATGTCGGGCCGAATCAGCGGGGCGAGGTCAGCATCGGATCGGTGGTGGTCCAGCCCGAACACCGCCGCAAGGGGGTCGGGTCGCGACTGCTGTCCGAACTAGGCAAGGCTCACCCCGAGAACGAGTTGGTGGCAGGTGGCACTCATACCAAGGCCGGGAAATCCCTGCTGGGGGCGAGTGGCTTCAGCCAGACCAAGAGGAAGGGCTGGCGGCGGGCTGCCGAAAATCCCGTAGGCGGCTAAGCGACGTTCTCCCCGCGCATCCGACGCATAGCCTTCTCCTCCGACACGTCGTAACGCCCCTGGCGGGCCGGGTTGGTGATCTCGGCATCTTGGGTCAGGTTGTAGGCGGCTTTCTGGCGGTTCGTGACCATGTGGACGTAGGCCCGACTCTCCTCACCTTCCCGGTACCTGGTACTCCTGTCTAAATACGCTGTCCCGCCCTCCTTCCAGCCCCCCAGGAACCGGTTCTCTCCTCGTAGATGCTGGGCATGGGTGCGGGCGTAGTCCTCGATGTCGGGGCCGTGGGTCTGGGCCAGCGGGGCCTTCCGCTCGCCCCGAGGGTCGGACACCATGGTGCCGGAGGAGGGCCGCTCCCCGGTGTGGACGTTGACGGAGAATCCGCCCTCCCTGCGGAGTTCCTGGGCCAGATCACCGAACTGTTGCTTGGAGAGCACACCCCAAGGCTAAGAGTCGCCCCCCTGGCCCTCCGTGTCACCGAGTCCCTCCCGTAGCTCAGCCAACCTGCGGTCAAAGATCTCGCCCAACTCTCCTTTCATCACCACCAGGACTCGCTCCATCCAACTATCTCTGTAGCTGCCCAGGAGCTTCAGGAACGACTGTGTCCACTGGTAGTTGGCCTCAAGATCCTCCTCTGGGAGGAACTGGTGGACCTGAGCCAGGCCGAGCAACATGCGAACCATCACCTCGTCCACCTCGTTGACGTAGCCATTCACCATCGCCTCTTCCAGGGCAGCTTGCATCTCAGGTGGTAAGTCGCTTCCAGGGGGCGGTGTGTTCTCTTCGTCCATCCCCACAACCTACCTCACAGGCCAGAAACGTGCTCTGACCTGCACTTTTACCCTTGCAACCCCCTTTGGGGGCTATTGACCCTAAACACTGATTCTACAGGACCGCATAGAGGTGTAATGCGGTACTACGGCGGGGGTATTTCGCATATTGGCTGTGTGGGGTCGGGTACTATTGCAGTCGGTCGTGTGGAATCGAGTGTGGCACCTGGGACCGCCCCCCCGGCCTGGCTGGCTAAGGGTGGGGGGGTCGCAGGGGGTGGTAGAGGGTCGCAGTCGGCCCAGTACGCATAACCAACATTATCGGGAGGAC